ACACACGCACACACGCACACACGCACACACGCACACACGCACACACGCACACACGCACGTGTACGTACCTATACACACCTGCTACACACACACATGCCATATAAGGTATGTGCTACACACCACATCTATTTAGTTTGACAAACTGTACAACTCCGATTTACATTAGATATATCAACAAAACGAAATAGCGAAATGCAGAGTCAAACATTTAATTCTGGCGTGCTTGAGAGTAGTCAATACCCTAGTCAGTGAGGCGAAAAGCAAGGGCACCTTGGATAAGGCACACAGGCAGTTTGACAAAGCGTACAACTACTGATATTGTTGATAACAACAAAAAAGAAAGCAGAAATGCTAAATCGCTGATTGACATTCGAATAGAGGAAACATCCAATGACTTACGATTACGTAATGCAATGGCTACAGTATGTAGGCAACATCCAGGGGTACATCTTCACAAACGCTATCACCTGGGTATCAACCCTCTTACAGCCTTTGCAAATACTCGTAGGGCACTCATAAAGCCCTACCGCGTACAAAGGGTTAGCCTTCATGCCGGGTGCAATTCCCGGTGTACGCACTCAGCCTCGCATACACGTGGCAGACCTGATAAGTACGAAATTAGAAGGCTCCTATTATCAGGTGTCCTAATCAACCCTAATCGGAAAAAGGAAGGTCATGAGAACAATGACTAAATCAGCAAAAGAAACCATCATCGAAGCATCGGAAAACGGCACTCTAGCCGGGCTTCTGGATAAGCACCACATCAAGAACCTAAGCATCTTCCGGCTCTCGGAAAACCCATACTCGGGCTTGCGCCGCTGGGCTATTTTGGATATGCAGTATGACCGGCTTAATGCGGTTTATGAAGACCTCGGGCTGGAAGAGCTCAAATATTACATGCGTAATTACCGGCATTCAGACCGGAAACATACCCACAACTTCAGTACCGGCGGCGGTTACAGCATCTTTGACGCTGACCTATTAGGCGGAGATGCAGACGGGCGTGTTCTTGAAGCGTTCAAACATGCCGGGCTTGTCATTGACTAATCTCACTCAACAGATACTCACCGATAAGCGGTAGCCCGTTATGGTACTAGCCGGAGGTTCGATTCCTCGGACGGGCACGGAAAATACACAACCTAATCAGAAAGGTAACCGGGTATGAAACACCTGAAAACCCTCGCAACTATCGCCGGGCTTTGGACTGCTGTTCTGGCAACCGGATTCGCGTTCGCGTACCAATACACACTACTAGCCGAAACCCTCGCATGGGGTATCGGGGCTTGCCTAGCCGGGGTTCTTATGTTCCTGCCTCTCATGCAGGTAGCGACAGCGCCTAAAGGTAACCGGGCTTCCAAGCCGGGTAAGGACGTTGTGACGGCTTTGGAAGTAGACACAACCGACATTATCGCTCGCAACCGCCGGGCACTGGCATAACCAGAAAGGAAACGAGACAAATGGAAACCTCTCAATACATTCTTAATGCAGTAGACGGCTTTGGGAACCTTTACGGTGAGGAACTGACCGAACAGCAACGGCGGAACCTTGTAGAAGCCTTTAAGTTTGGGGGAAATCTCCTTAGGTGTTGATGCAGACTTCGCTATAGACGCGTTTACGGCATGGGGTGATTACACCGGCGACATGGAGCGTGCGCTAGATAATGTGGAAGACCTAAAAACCCTTTTGCTCAATTTCGTAGGTGAGGTAGACGACCTCGACGAATACCTAGCTGATAAGTACCTAGAAGAGATTGGTATAACAGAGGAAGCACTAGGGTCATACGTGGCTCTGTTTACCTCCTTCGAGAAATACAAGAGGCATCTTGAATATGAAGGCTGGGTATTCGCACCTTTACTTGATGGCACTACATTCTTCATATTCAGCGCATAAGAAAGGCTTTGATCAATGGCACCTTTAGACCTAACCAAACCAGAACTGACACCTCAAGACCGTGAAGACATTCGCAATGAAGTGGAACGCTTTGAAGTACTATATCAGGAACGTTACGGCGCTCTGTCCGCTCTTCAAAGGGCTAATCTAACCCGTGCCCACCAAAACTTAGTTGAATTTGGTATCGGGCTTGGATGCCCTGCCGATGCTCTCATGGCTTGGGGTGTACACACCGGGCTAACAAATGACATGCTTGAAGACTGGCTAGTTATAGAGCGTCTAATACTCGCTTACGACGGCGTCCACAAAGACCTTGACGCATACATACGCGAGCTGTACTTCCATTACTTCGATATAAGCGATAAACAAGCCCTGCGCTTCATAGATACAGTTTCGTTCAAGGGTGAACTGGAATACCAGGGATATTGTTTCGCCCCGTCTCTGGATGGTACCGCGTACCACGTCTTCAACGACTGAACAGAAAGGATACTTGAAATGGCTTTTGAAGGTACTCTGCTAGACGACGGCATAACCGCAGACATACTAGCCGGGTGGTTGGATGATGCGAGCGCGCTACATGATTCTAAGGTGGACGAAATCTTAGGTGAGCTGGACTCTTTCTCAGTACCCTACGAAGAAGACCGCGAGATTATACCCGAGGTCGTGCAAGACTACATCGACGACATACACAGGGGCATTCGTAAGCTGTTCGATACCCTCCAGTTATTAACACCGCGCCTGGTAGACCGAGCGGAAAGTTTCCGTAGCGATGCTGTGGAAGCGCAGGACACGCTAACGGTATTCCGTGAAGAAGTAGAAAAAGATTACATTGAGCGTGCAAGCCTTGAAACTCTGTATGACTTGGTACGCGACATGCGCGACGGATACCACGGCGACGACATGCCGGGGGCTATCGACAAACTTTACAACCAAGTAACAAACATGATGGCAGGAAACTAACCATGACCCCCATAAAGAGGGCGCTAGACCTCTTTGCCAACGGCTACGAAGAGATAACCGGCACCATGCTACACAAAGACCTTAGGGCGAACGTCAAGCGGTCGCTACTAGCCGGGGTTCTGGGTTTTGACTATGACCCGGAAAATATGGCGCGGGCGCTACTAGCATATGGAGACCGTACCGGATTCCTAACCGGTTTAGTGCACAGCACACGTATCATGCTCATAACATTCAACGAATTTCAGGGTTGGTTTGAGAGCGAAACGCAATGTCTGGAACCTATCCACCGTGCACGGTACCCCCGTAGCACTAAAGCCACTACAAACGAAGACCTCAAGTTTCTACGTGGTGAGCTGGAAGCCTCTGGGTGGCGCTTCTGCCCTGATGTGTTCGGTAACGGCGTTTACGTATTCGCCGGATAGAAAGGAATTAGAAAGGAATTAGAAATGTCTAAGAAACTTCGTGCACTAACCACAGCTGGGGCTTTAGTACTTGCCGGGGTTTTCGGTACCGCCGTGGTGCTCACTGGCGGCTCTGGTAACGGAGCTACTCTAGGGCTGTTCCTAGCCGGGGGGTACGCCTCCTATCAGCTCATGCGAGGTAGCGGTGAATAAAGATATTTGGGAAGCCCTTGAAACCCTCCTGATTCGTCTTGAGGGTGCAGGGGCAGACCTGGAACACCACCTCTATAAGCAGGAACGGCTAAAAAAGTACCGCGAGCGCCTACAGGCAGACTCAAACCTAGTGTTTACTATGTTTGAACCGCTGGCACAACACTGTTCTGTTATCAGGACATCACTACCAACCGCCGCGCTGGCAGACCAGCGCATGATAATACTCTTTTAGGTGAGAGTCTCACAATGGATAACTGGATGCATGAAGCTATAAAATCACATAATAACAGTGTTTTTGCTTCATTCGAAGAATACAAGAGGGGCATTAAAACCCTCAAGGTAACCCCCCTGCTGTTACCTTACGACGTGCAACGTGAAGTATGTAAAGAGCTTGAGCGGGTTATAGAGTACAAACCTGACGGGTGGGATGTGTACCTACAGATGTACACAGAGCGAGTACCGCTGAAAGGTATTAAGTCGAAGTTTGAAGTGTTCGGTCTGGATGAAAAAGGTAACCGGTACCCTGTGTACCAATCTGATTACTTCGATATGCCACCAGGTTTCTCACACCCGGAACTACAAAACACTTGGTATAGCTTCAAGTGGTACCCGGACGGTGTACACGCCGGGGGTGTTGTAAGTTTGGGTGACTTGTACACCACGTCATCCGTAGGTAGTAGGCTTCCAACGCGCCACACACTAAGGGAAGATGGCTATTACATCTTCGTACAGAACGTACCAGAAAGCGAGCAAGCATCATGACCGCACACATTATCAATGCGCTACTTCTAGCCGGGGCGGCGTTCCTGTTCATCCTTACCGGGGTTATAGCCATATACGCTAAGCACTCATCTAGCCGGGATAGGGAACGGTGCAACTACCGTGAGGGTGTATACCACGAGGTGTTACCGTCCACCGGTCACGAAGACCTGTACCGCATGTACATTCAACTACAACAGCGCATCACCGTTCTAGAAGAGGACTACTACAACCGTCTGGCACAGCAGAGGCGAGCGCGGCAAGAGATGATACACCGCCGTCCTGCACCCGTGCCGGGGGTGCGCAAAGACAATCTAGATAACCAGGCTGGCACGCGCTAGTCTCCTAAGAAGAAAGGTAACCGGAATGGTAGACCTAACAAAAGTACTACAGCCACCTAAAGAACAAAAGCCGTTCACTAGCCGGTACTCGGTGCGGTACGAGACATACGCTATCGCTGACCGATTCGGTTTGCTGACATGTCTCATTCGGGACGACAAAGAAGGGCGATTTGTAGGTTCGGGTGTCGTGAAATATGAACAGAGCGCGCCGTACGGGCACTCTAGCCGGGGGGCTCTGCGTTATGTCTGCATTGATGCCATCGGCGCGGTTCGCCCCGGATGTGCAGTTTTCATGACCTGGGAGGATCTGAAAGGTGTGGCTCATTCGATGGCTGTTGATGATGCGATGCGCAACGGGCATCACCTGGTACTTGTGCAAGGTGGTGCGTTCTAGATGAAGGTGCTCAAAAATGTTATAGCCTCTGCGCTGGTATATAGTGCTGTCGTGTTAGCTCTGGCTGTTATCGCGTTGTTGTTACTGCTGTTCTGCCTAGCGACACCGGCGGCAGTTCTCAATTGGCAAACTGGCAAAGATTTATCGCGAGTGCTTGCTCAATGGTGTACCGCTGTAGGGTCTATAACACTCTTGCCGGGGGTTGTCGGATGGGTAATATTCTTCGCAACCAAAGACAGTATAGGCTCTGGTAAGAAACGTAAGGATGTTCAATGAAACGTATCGAAGTCGAACACCCAGACGGTATCGTGCATGAGTACGGCGCGGACAATCCACTCATGACCCTAACCGGGGTTATAGAGATGGTACCGCACAGCCGTTCAGCTATCTATTACCGGGTGCGTAACGGGGGTTTCCCACCCCCGGCGATGACCGCACTCGACGGGATGGGGCGAAAGCTTTTGCTCTGGGACAAGGCAACAGTGTCAGCATGGGTAGAAGAGAACGCGCCGCGTGCCGGGGGTCGCCCAGTGCGCGGTGTTGAAGAGAAAGGATAGAAGGTTATGGGAAAGAAGATAACACGTGAACAGGTAGAAGAGGTTTCAGAGCTAGTAAACCAATGGGTTGCTGAGAACATGGAACCGGGCAGTGATGTCATTGTTATTACAACAGAGAAATGCAAAGACGGTACCTCCAAGGTGGTAGCAAGCAACACGGTAGGTGGTCTGTCCGTGTTGTGGGATGATGCAGACTTCTTATCCGGAGAAGCAACCACAAAACTAACCATTTATGATTTGGTGCGACCTGTTACCCTTGAGACCAAGCCGGAACTCGTGAACCTCTCGGATATGTGGCACTGGTTTGAGACACGGAACTACCTTACCCAAAAGATTCGTGAAGAACTAGAAACCGCTGTGTCTACGGGTAAACGCCTCTCTACTGAGTTATGGGTAATCTTGCCGGGGATAAACACCCCTATGTGCTTCCCTGCGGATTACCCCCGTCGCTTCCTTGAGAACGTGTTCTTAGCACATGTCTACTCGCACCTGAAAGTTGTCACAAAAGAGGATAAAGGGGTTTCTCCACTCAAAACCAAAGGCGTAAACCGCCCAGAGATAACCGGGCTTTCTAAGGTGCCTCGCGTTGTCCGTGCCGGGGATGGAGAGCTTGCCTGCGACGTGCTGAAAGCCGTTGCCCTGGAGCTAATCACACGCGGTGTAAAAATCGGTGACAGTTACAGGCACTCAGATCTTGAACGAGTCGCCACAGATGTTACTAACCGTTACTGGGGATAAAAAGAGTGGATGATGACATGGACAAGAGTAAGAAGAGTAAGATGAGTAATACGCAAAAGGTGGGAATCTGCCCATCAAAGGAAGAAACCACAGCTTTCTCAAACGACGTTCTGAAATTCATTCAGAAACACCTCAAGCCAGGGGCAGGTGTTGTTATCGTGGGTGGGGTATCCCCCAGAGGTTTACCCCTTATCAAACTGGGTGTCGGTAGGGTCGATAACATAACTACGGACTATGAGTTTGAGTCCGCAAACCCGTTTGTAGACATGGTAGTTCGCATGAACCATGCTGGGGTTGTATTAGATATTAGTGTTGATTAAAGGTGGTACCCATGAGCAAACGAACAGGATGGAAACGCAATAGCGGATTGACCTATAAACAGTCGCCCCGTTGGAAACAGATTCGCCTTGCGGTGCTCAAACGAGACGGCTTTAGGTGCACTGCCCTTGATGGCAACACCAACGAGCGGTGTGGGCAGAAGGCTACCGACGTAGACCACGTGAAGGGTCACAGCGACGAGCTAGATAACCTGACCTCGTTGTGCTCTCACCACCACCACATGAAGACCTCCGCCGAAACCTACGAAAAGAACAAAGCGCGCCGGGATGCGGCTATGCTCCGTGCCGGGGACGCAGTTCGCGGGTTAGGCGGGCGGATAGTACCTGTAGGGGAGGGATCCGTTGGAGCCGGTGTGAACTGGAAGAAATGGCGGGCGCTTGCCGGGCAGGTAGGAAAAGATAACCGGGCTTTTAAGGTTGTTAAAGAGATAACCGGGCGCGGAGAAGAGAAAGAGAAACAGTGAAAATTGTTCGTAAGAAATTATTGGGTCTGGCTCTTGCCGGGGGTCTTGCCCTTAGCTCTGTTGGAGCTGGGGTAGGCGCGGCACCTGCGGCGGCGTGGTCTATGGGAGGTAGCCAATGCCCTCGCGGTGTACAGCCGTGGGTACCCGGATGGCTACACATGAAATGGTGCAACCAAGGCATCATGTGGTGGGTTTACTGCAAACAAGGAGGTGGTTCACCGTATAGCCATTGCTAAGCCTGTTAGGCGGATTGTTTAGGGATAGAGAAATACCCCCTCACACTAGACGAGAAGTGTGTGCGGGGGTATTTTCTTCAATCACCGACAATCAGGAAACATATAGAGAGGTTTATGTCCTTGTGTCTATGGTATCATATAAATGCGCTTGAGTTAGTTGGTGGGATAGCTAGCCAAGAGGCTAGCGAAAACCCCCGGTCTAGGATGTTCAGTCCTTGCCGGGGGTTTCCTTTTATTGTGGGGTTGTTAGTGCCAGAAGCATGGAGAGAGCGGTCATTAGTTGTGTTCCTTTCGTTATAAGAAACCCCGCACCACACAGTCGTGAACTGGCGGTGCGGGGGTATTTTCTGTTGTGTGAGAACTGTGACACCGCATGAGGCGGATGCTACCAGTATATCAAGTTTAGAAGAGGCTATGTGCCAGCCAGTAACCATTCTGCTGGAAGAAGATAAGGTTATTGATTACCTGGTCGATGAGGTGAATGCCGGTCATGCCGGGGTCTCCTTTCTTTATTGAGATGGTTTGAAGATTCCCAACCCTTTCGATAAGAGTTATTACGGAACTGTTAAAGTATAGCATGTGACATGGGTGTTTGTTGAGAGATTAGGGGTGTGACACGCCGGGGTGTTGCGGTCGTTTGGGGGTGTAAAAGTGTGCGCGGTGGCGCTTGATTTTAGTTAGACAGTTTGTTAAACTCCTTATATGAAAAACGCATTAGAGAAAGATGTCGAGGCGTACCTAGTTCGGCAGGTTCGCGCCCGAGGCTGGGTGACCTGGAAGCTCGCACCGACAGAGGTAGGGATACCAGACCGAATAGTTCTCGTGCCGGGTGGTTCAGTATGGTTTGTTGAACTCAAACGTGCGCGTGGAGGGAAGGTCTCAAAGCGGCAGAAATACATCTTGCGAGTGCTTGAACGTGGCGGGCATGCCGGGTGTGTGCTTGCCGGGGTCGAAGAAGTCAAGACTTGGTTAGCAGAGCGCGATAAGGAACGCGCTTGGGACACGGAAGAAGAGAGGTAAGAAAGATGGAACCAAACAGGAACAAGAAGAAAGGCGCTTACTGCCCGCCGCCATGCGAAAAGTGTGGCGCTGTCGTAGGGCTTGAAAACCCAGGATGTAAGACGTGCCAGAGGCGCATGCGAGCGCGAGCACACTCACGCAAGTACTACCGGGCTAAGCAGAGGCGGAAAGAGTTAGAGGGTACGACGGTAAGGAAGTACATCACACTCACCCCGCAGGTTGGTATCGGTGAGATAAAAGACGTAAGGCTAGGAGACGGCTACACCGAGCCGGGTACTGTCGATTCAGGGCTTGCCGGGTTCCTGCAACTGCGAGCGCAAAGGATAGCGCGGAAGAACGGTGGAGGTAATGTTGGTCGGGGGTCTGGGGATAAGGCGCGCCGGGCGGAAGACGTGATGCGTCGTGGAAAGACATGCCGGAGGAAGAAGTAAACATGGAAGATATGTTCTTGAAGCTGAGGGACTATCAGCTAGAGGCTATCGAGTTCTTACGTGAGGGTCGAGGCGGTAAGGCTTTGTTCCTTGACATGGGTCTGGGAAAAACAGCTACCTGCCTGTCTGCTCTGCAACCGCGACACTTGCCGGCATTGGTGATAGCACCCAAGCGCGTAGCTGAGAACGTATGGGAGACTGAGGCGGGGATTTGGCGGCCTGACCTGTCCGTCACCGTCGTGAAGGGAGATAGGGCGAAGCGTGAACGGCTAGCCGGGGCTAAGACAGATTTGGTGGTCGTGTCGCGCGATAACCAAGACGGGTTGTTGGCACGTGCGATGGCCGGCGGTTTCACGACGGTGATTATCGACGAGCTTTCGGGGTACAAGAACCACCGCACAAGCCGGTGGCGTGGTGCTCAGTCGTTGGTCTCACGTGCTGAGCACGTCTGGGGCTTGACGGGCACACCCACACCGAAGAGTCTTATTGACCTGTGGGCACAAATGTTCTTGCTTGATTGGGGAGAGTCTCTAGGCAAGACTATAGGTGAGTACCGGAGGAAGTACTTCTACGCGGCGGCTCAGCTGCCGAACAAGATTGTCACCAAATGGGCTACCCGCCACGGTAAACAAACAGAGAAAGAGATTTACGATGCTATCTCTAGCCGGGTGCTGGTACAGGGAACCGAAGGTAAGGTTGCGCTACCACCTGTAACCTACGTGCCGCAGATGGTGAAGTTGCCGGGGCGGGTACGTAAGCAGTATCGGGTGATGAAAGAAGAGATGGTACTACGGCTGATAGAGAGCGGCGAAGAGATTACCGCGAAGAACGCAGCTGTTGTGTCAGGGAAATTAGCTCAGATTACTGCGGGGTTCTTGTACCACGATGCCGTTGAAGGTGTTGATAGTGGTGCTGGTGGCTTGCCGGGGTCGGTTCGGGAACGTGAGTGGGACGTTCTACACAAACTCAAGCTAGACGTGCTAGAAGAAATCATTGAAGCGAGCAACGGCGCGCCGGTGTTGGTCTTTTACCGGTTCCAAGCCGAGCTTGAAGAGTTGAAGAAGCGGTTCGGTGTGCACGTGCACACCGTCAAAGAAAAGGATTTCGTCGAGCGCTGGAACAAAGGTGAGCTTCCTATTCTTGCCGCGCACCCTGACTCTATCGGACACGGACTCAACCTACAGGCCGGGGGGCATATTGCTGTTTGGCTTTCCTTGCCGTGGTCGTCCGAGGCTTGGCAACAGTCGAACAAGAGGCTGGCGCGTAGCGGTCAGAAGGAAGCCGTACAAATTCACATGATTATGGCTGAGGATTCTATCGACGGGCGTGTGTACGACTCGTTGATGGGTAAGGTAGACGCACAACAGCGTTTGCTGGACTACTTGAAGGAAGAAGGGTAAGGAAAAGGTACTAGTAGCGCCGCTGATTTGTTAGGTGGTACACCGGATTGGTCTTTCGGCGAGTGTATCTGGTGTGAGGTTTTCAGCTGAAGAGCTAGAAGAGTTGGAACGTGAGATAAGCAGGTAAACTATAGAAGCCCCGCTGTCGGGCTTTCATGGATTAGGTAATAGAAATACCCCCGGTGGGGGTGGTGGAAGCGTTAGAAGCGCTTGTGCCACTCTTGCCGGGGGTATTTCTTTGTCTTCTTGTGGGCGTATGGAGAAGGTCATGTGCGGGGATATGGATAGCACGCCGGGACGGGTCATTGCGTCAGCGGGCGTAGCCCCCGGCGAGAGCGAGCGAAGCGAGCGGTAGCTGAAAGGTGTCGATTTGAAGAGACGAATGCCGGGTAATCCAAGGCCATAGGGGTTGTGATTTGTGTCATATAAGTTCATTGAACAGTGTTTGGCCAACTCGGGGGTAGCGTTTAACCTCTCTAGAAATAGTGTTAGGCAACAAATCCGCGTAAATAAAGAGAAGTAGCCTGATTTGAACATCGTAATTTAGGGCAACACATCGAAAAATTAGGGTAACAAAATGGGTAAATGTGATGGGGGTCATTAAAAACAGGGTATCTCGGAGAATTAAGGCAAAAACGTGTGAGCTGCGTTACAAAAATCCGTGATGATGCCCTAATAAAGCGTTTTGTTGCCCTAAACGAAAGCACAATGTTGCCCTAAAATTCCCCGGAATATCAAGGAACATACCCGTTTTGTTGCCTAATCTTAAAAACCTATATATATAGAAATAAAGTTATCGCGCCCGCGCGATGGCACACATCTGCGTTGTTTGTCAAGGGTAATGTGACTGAAATCTCGACCTACACCAGGGCAAAACAAAACCCCCGGCCAGAAAGGCGAACCGGGGGTTTGCTCACTTGCTGTTCTCCGCCGCGCGGTGATAAGCTGTGAAATGTCTTCACAAAAATTCTAGCAGAAAGGCTGTTTAATGGCGACTCAAGAAAAATCATTCCGTTTTGAGTTCTCTGAGGGTGTGAGTCCTCAGACCTATGATGAAGCCCTGTCTTTAGATGACATAGCAAAGATGCTACGTTCCCCCGGCACAAAGAAGCGGGAGAAGTCTTACCTCCCCGGCGAGCTGAAGAACCACCACCGTAAAAGTATGAACGTTATCAACCGTTCCGTTATCACGCTTGACCTAGACGGGGCGCTAGAAGGTGGATTCGAGGCTCTGAGCGGCTTTCTAAGCGACTTTTACTACTTCTGGCATACTACGTATAGCCACAGCGAAGAAAAGCCCTCATATCGCTTTCTAGTCCCTCTAGACGAGCCGGTCACGCCGGGGCAGTACGGTGACCTGGTTCGACAGATTATCGCTGCTAACCCGCAAGCGTCGATAGACGCGGCCAGCGCTAAACCCGCGCAGATTATGTTCACCCCGGCCTGTAAAGACCCTTTCAGTTATGACTATGGCGTTCATGAGGGTAAGCTCGCGGATGGCGCACAGTGGCTATCATCCGCGAACGGAGGGGAAGCAGTAGTACCCTTAGCACGTGTACAACGCCGTGTCGCCCCAGAAGATGCCCCTGGTATTGTTGGGCAGTTCAACAGGGTATATCCAGACCTGGACGAATTAATAGCAACTTTCGAGCTACCCTATGAGTACGACGGGGCTACAGGGCGGTACCGTTACACCGGCTCGTCTGCTTCGGCCACCCCGGGTATGCGAGAGATTGAAGAGAATCCAGGGTATTACTACTCTTGGCACGCGCACGACCCTGCAGCAGGGTATGCACAGAACGCCTTCGACCTGGTGCGGATACACAAGTTCGGGCACTTAGATGGAGATTACAAAGGGCCTGTAAACCGCGCACCATCGTACACCGCGTGCCGGGACTTCCTGGATACACATAAAAACTTCAATAAACGTGCTGCTGCACAAGCGTATGAGGTAGTAGCTAGTAAAATAGCTACCCAAGAAACGAGCGGGGCAGAGCCGACAGAGCCGGCGCGTGAGTCAAGCACGTCTGTAGAGGTGCTGACAACTGAAGATATAGATAACACACAGTGGGTATCCCTGCTGGAAGTAGACCGCAAGACCGGTAAGTTTGTTGATTCGCTTCGTAACCTAACGTTGATATTCGACAACGACCCTAAGATGAAGGGTGTCGGGTGGTGTGAGCGTGGAGAGTATTTCACTGAGGCAGACCCGCACAACTGGCCGGATACGAAGCAATCCCCTAAGCTGACTGAAAATCAAAAAGTCTTGCTTCGGAACCGCTACGAAAATATCTATGGGCTAAAGGTATCGCCGGAGAGGCTAGTTCAAATTTTTGCGGAACGGAAAGTGGTTAATAGTTTCGACCCTGTCCGTGTTTACCTCGAGTCGTTGCATTGGGACGGCAACAAGCGTATGGAAACGTGCCTACCCGGCGTGGAAGACACCGAATACAACCGTATGGTAGCGCGCAAAGTTCTTCTTGCGGCTGTAGCGCGTGCTTTCGAGCCGGGTGTGAAGGTGGATGAGGCGCTTATTCTTGTAGGCTCTGAAGGCACCGGCAAGTCTAGCTGGATTAAAGAGATGTCTAAGGGGTTCTCCGTTGAGTTTCAGAATATTGAATCAAAAGATACCGTTCAGATTCTAAGTGAGACCTGGATAGCTATGGCAGAAGAGTCTGAGGTTGTCGCTAAATCGGACTTCAACAGGCTAAAGAGCTTCCTTACCCAAACATCGGATACGTACCGAGTACCTTACGCCGTCGAGCCAGAGACCCGCCTTCGTCGGTGGGTGGTTTGGGGTTCTACAAACGATATGGAACTGTTGCGCGAGCGTGATGGTAACAGGCGCTTTCTGATGGTTGAATGTGTGCGGCCTCGTGACTTTGATTTACTCACGCCAGAATACGTAGACCAGATATGGGCTGAGGCTGTACATGCGTACCTGATGGGTGAGTCACATGTTATGAATAGCTATGAACGAGAGCTTGCAAAATCGGCGCGTGAGCAGCATATACACAGTGACGCGCTAACCGAATCTATCGCAGAGCATCTACGCTTGCCGATTACATCAGACTGGCACGAGAAGAAGCCGGAAACACTTCGCTCTATTGTCGGACAGTGGAACGTAGATGTTATCGGTTCTACTGGCGACAAAGAGCGAGACTTCATTACACCTAAGGAAGTGTGGGTGGAGATTGAAGGTATGTCACTTGCAGACTTCACGTTGCGAGACCAGAGTCGTGTCAAGGATTCTCTACAAGCTCTGGTACGGCGTGGGGTTCTCACCCGGTCTGAGACAAAGATTCGCGTGCCGAACCAAGGCAAACAATTCTTGTACTTTGTAAACCACGACAAACTAGACGATTAAGGGGCTTTACGCATGACTCACCAACCAAAGAAATCTTCATATTTACAGACTTTGTTGGAAGAGGATAAGCAGGGGGTACCTAAGAACACTATCTACAACTGGGATGTATGGGTCATTACACCGCGCCCTAAACTGTTGGAACAGGATTACGGCCGGGGGCGGCGGTTCTCTATTGAATTGCCGGCGAAGATTGATTTCGATAAATACACGCCGGAGTGCATCGACCAGCTATGGGCTGAGGCGGTTCATGAATTCCGAGAAGGGTACGACGATATGTTGTACATCGAGGATTTGAAAAAGCCCGGAGGGAAGCTAGGGTACCTGTAACATAATTCACAATAGCATAGGTTGATTTTCGCGGTTGCGACCGGATATAGTTATAACTGTAGTCGCAACCGCGACAACTTTATCAGACAAAATCGGAGGACATAATGAGTAAGCAGATTGACGAGCTGGGTATTCAGCTAGGCCGTTCCCTGGCTGAGGTAGTGAAGAACGCTCTTGCTATCGCGCAAGAGACCCTCAAGGAAAACCCGCTTATCTTCTCTGCACAGGATAACGTCGAGTCTATGGCTGTTGCAACTGAGGAAGAGCCGAAGAAACCTGCACCTAAGAAAACCCCGGCACGTAAGAGCACCGCTAAGAAGGCAGCACCTAAGGCAGCACCTAAGGCAGAAGAACCTAAGCCCGAGCCGGTGAAGGAAGAAGAACCGAAACCCGAGCCGGTGAAGGAAGCTGCACCTAAGGCGGAACGTCAGGTACGCCTGGTAGACGTTGCAGGTATGGGCAAAGCAATCATGGCGCTTGGCGACCACCACCAAGAATGCATGGAAATCATGGGTGGTAAGATTCTGAAAGACCTTGACCCCTCAGAGTACAACGAAGTGTACGATAAACTGCGTGACCTTTACCACCGACTCAAGGCCGGCAATAAACCTGAGACTACCGACCCCTTCGCATAAGACATGCCGGAAGTACACGCTAAGCTATCCCCCTCCTCCGGTGAGCGGTGGATAAACTGCACGAAGAGCTTCGAGCTAATAGATTCACTCAACATAACTGAATCCGAAGCGGGGCTTGCCGCGGAAGAAGGGACATTAGCTCATTCAGTTCTAGAGAATGAGTGTCTATACCGGTTAGGGCGTATCAACCCTGTTGAGTATAAGTCAGAGCGTAGCAAGTTAGTACGTGCCGGGCGAAGTCTTCTCGGATACAACCCTTATAACGAGATGCAGGAATACGCACAGCAACAAATTGATGTGATTTTCGATTTGACGCGAAAGCAATTCCTCTCGCATAAACATGAAGGGGTCATCTGGCTAGAGACTCGCGTGTTCCCCGGTATCGAAGGGTGCTTCGGTACCGCAGATGCGATAGTCGCTTTGGAAGATGAACTACACGTTATCGACTATAAATATGGACGTGGCGTGCCGGTGTCGCCTGTTGAGAACACACAACTCAAGCTCTACGGGTTGGGTGCGCTGGAAGCCTTCAAGGCGTTCTGGAATTTCAATACGGTTACGCTACACATCATTCAGCCCCGGCTTGCTTCCCATCGGCAGTGGGAGACCCTGCCGGAGAAGTTGGTTCAGTGGCGGGAGGATGTTGTGAAACCTGCTGTTGAAGAGATAAACACCGGCAACGGCAAGTTCGCACCGAGTGAAAGTGCGTGCCGGTGGTGTCCTGCTAAGGCACTATGCACCGCACGGGCGCAGAAGATATGGGAAGGGATAGTTATAGGGCTATGAACTTCAACGAGTTATCAGCGGCTATCCTGCCGAAGGAAGAGTTGGCAGAGATTGCCCTTCGCGCACCGGAAATACGGGCGTGGTTGAAAGCTATTGAAGAACGAGTACTCGAAGACATTTACGAACGTGATGAAGAATACCCCGGCGTGAAGGTTGTTCGAGGTCAGGGACGACGGACTATCAAAGACCCTGACGGTTTCCTCAAGACGTTGCAGGATGAAGGAATCGCCATCGACGGCCTGTCGAAGACCGTCACGAAACTTGAAAGTATTTCCACCATCGAGCGCAAGCTCAAGATGAAGTTGGAGGACTCGCCGGGTGCGGAGTTTGTTTCTAAAACGGAAGGCTCGCTCTCGCTTGTCCCTGTAGACGATAAGCGAAAAGGAGTAACGAAGAGTGGCGAAACAGCACGCGCCTACACTGAACTGTTTGAATGAGGTGTGGGTCAATCCCTACGCATGGGATAGCCTACCGCTCGTCAAAGAGTCAAAGTCGGCGAGGGCGCTATCTCGGGAACTTGGTTTCTCGTATGATGGTGCTGTGAATCAGTTCCGAAGTGGGTATCGCGCCGTGAACGCACACCTGGTTCTGGCGCTGGTGAAAAAGAAAGTCCGGGTGAACGTCGTTATGGTAGACCCCGGCACGGAGGATAAGGTCAAGGCGAAATTGAAACGCTCGAAGGCCATCTTCTACGCAATCAAAAACAAGCAACAACTGAAATAACTGTAAGGAATTATTGTGAGCATTACTATTGGTGAAGTCCGTTTCTCTTTCGTCAGCCTTGCCGAGGCTAAGGACTTGTCGGATCGTAAGAATCCGAAGTACGCAACGCTTGAAGAGCTGCGGGAAATGCCAGCAGATGAAGCGGCTAAGTACAAGTTCTCCGTGAACCTCATTGTGCCGAAGAATGCAACCATCGGTAAGACTGGTGAGAAGGTTCTCGACCGCCTGCAGAAGACCGTGAACGATGCTGTGGACTTCGCGGTGTCCGGTAAGGGTAAGGTGAAACTCCCTGCTGAATACGCACCTACACTCAAGAAGCTGTGGGCTGACTCCGGTGAGATGTTGGTTGCCACGAAGAACAAGCTCAAGACTGTGGTACGTGACGGCGATACCGATGACCGTAGCACTGACAAGGAATACCTGGCCGGGGCTATCAATTTCACCGCAGACCAATACGCTGTACGTCGTAAGACTGTTACTCCGGTGAAGACTCTCGCACCTGGCGCGGGCGTGCCGGTAGAGATTGACCCCTCCGAGGTGTACTCAGGTTGCTACGGCTACGCTGTAGTGACTCCGTACATCTACGAGTACGAGGGTACGTTCGGCCTCAAGTTCTTTGTTGAGTCCGTACTCAAGACCCGTGACGGTGAGCGTCTGGATGGTACGGTATCCGCACAGGTTGCTTACGGGGATATTCTCGAAGCCTACGCTGAGGACGCATCCGCTGCTTTCGGTGAGGTCTCCGAAGGTGGTAGTGAAGACACCGAAGCTATCTTCGGTTAAAGATTAATAAAACGAAAACCCCGGCCAGGTTGATGTACCTTGCCGGGGTTTCTTGGAAATTCCCACCTTTGGAACCGGAGAAAACAATGCCAAAACTATTATATATCGACTTTGAAACTTTCTCGGACGTGCCACTGAAAAGCCGAGGCGCTTACATCTACATGCGCGGCGCGTTCTGGGAGCCTTTGCTGTGTGCATACCGCTGGGAGGGTGAAGAGAAAACCACCCTGCTTGCCGGGTATGACGCTATTGTCAATTTTGTGCGCGCGGCGCATGCTGACGAAGAGGTTACGTTTGTAGCTCATAACGCGAACTTCGAGCGCAATGTTATCTCGACTATCTGTCGCTACCCCTATGGCTCTTACGTGCCGCCTGAGCGGTTTATAGACACTATGGCTATGAGTACCTCCCTTGGGTTCCCTGCGTCGCTTGAGCAAGCCGCTATCGCCCTTGGAGTGGAAGAAAAAGACTCGGCCGGTACACGGCTTATCAATATGTTCTGCCAGCCGAATAAGAAGGGTGAGTGGTGCACACCTGAGTCACATCCCGAAGACTGGAAGCGTTTCGGCGATTATGCGGTGCAGGACGTAGACACGATGGTGCAGATTCACCAGACGCTCGAAGAGCGGTTCGGCGGTTTCCCTGAGGGTGAGCGTGAGGTTTGGAACGCAGACCAACGTATCAACGACCGAGGTATTCTTGCTGATGTTGAGCTGGCCACTCAGTGTGTGAAGCTCTGCGAGACCATCAAGACTGACACACTAGCCGATATGGCCGCCATTGCAGGTATTGAGAATGCGAACTCACTGAAGCAATTGCTTGATTGGCTAGTATCTCAATTAGAACCTGCGGGTGTTATCGAACGGCACGGTGAAGAATATGTGTACGTCGAGGATGGAGAACTGTTCAAGTCTATCGACAAGGCGGCGGTGCAGAAGATACTCACCTTGCCGGGGGTGCCGCCGTTGGTAAAGAACGTGCTTGACCTGCGCACGAATACAAATGCCGCTTCGGTGGCTAAGTTCAACGCCTACCTCCGGCTTGCAGACCCTCTGCAACATCGAGTACGCGGGGCTATGCAGTTCTTCGGCGCGCACACAGGACGATGGGCAGGCCGGGGTGTGCAGTTCCAGAACCTGCCTAAGGCTTCTGCCGGCGGTGAGGAAGAGACTAACGCACTGGTGGCACGTGCTATGGAGGGGGACGATACACTAACGCTTGAGGATATGAAACCGCTTATCCGTGCGTGTGTCATTGCGCCAGAAGGTAAGAACCTGACCGTATGTGACTACTCCGCGATTGAAGCGCGTGTTATTGCTTGGCTCGCCGGGGAAGAGTGGGTGCTCGATGCGTTCCGCGCTGGCCGGGATATATACATCGAGACCGCATCTCGCATGTTCCATGTGTCCTACGAGGAAGCGTGCGCACTGAGGCAAAAAGGTAAAGTAGCTGTGCTGGCGCTTGGGTATAACGGTGGTGTAGGCGCGCTACGCAAGATGGGTGGTGAGGGTACCGATGAAGAGCTGCAGGAACTCGTCTACGCTTGGCGCAACGCTAACCCGAACATTGCGCGGTTCTGGAAAGAGCTAGAAGGTGCGTTCCGCAAAGGCTACGGCAAGGTGGGGCAGTTCATCACCGTGCAGGCCGGGCGTAACGGCTCACGGCGTATCGTCTTGCCGAGTGGACGCGCGGTGTACTATCACAGGGTTCACACTAGGCCGATGTTGAAGTTCGGGAAGACACTAGACATCCTGCATTTCTACAACCCGAAGGCTAAGAAGCCAAAGGTGATGCACCCCGGCCAGGTGTTCGACCCTTACTTGAGTACCTACGGTGGCAAGCTAACCGAGAACATTACCCAAGCCGTGGCACGCGATGTTCTTGCTCACGCTTTGGTGAACCTTGAGAAGCACGGAGCGGAGGTTGTAGCGCATGTACACGACGAGGTTATCTGCCAGTCCGGCATGCCGGTGGAGCGGGTGGCGGAGTTGATGGGTGCAGGTGGTTCTGAGTTTGCTCCGGCGTGGTCTGAGGGTTTGCCTTTGGCCGCCGAGGGTTATAACTGTTCCAGGTATCGCAAAGAGTGACATAGATAACTATTGAATTGTCGCAGTTGCGCTTGATTTACTGAGCGCCACCGCGTATATTTATATGTACCTAGAGAAAGGAAACCCAGATGAGTGTTTACGATGGTTTCATAGGTTGGTGCAACCGACAAGCCGAGGCTAATCAACAGACCAACCTGCAACAGATGGTCTACGAGCAATCAAAGTTGATTCAACAATTGGTTAAAGAGGTGCAGGGTCTCCGTGAAGACCTCCGCTACGAAAGGATTGAACGCCGTGGAATTTAAACTACCAAAAACCCCTTTGAAGTATGTCTTGCCGGGTGTTATCGGGTTTATTACGCTTCCAGATGGAAGCAAAAGCGTTCACGACACCCTTCAATTACACCCTGCTACGTGGCTGTCAGATGCGGTGGCAAACAACGACTTAGAGCTGCAAGAGCGGATAAAAAACTTCCATCTGAATTACCGACATGGTACATATTTCCATCTTCAATTGGAGGATGTTTACCAAGCGGTTCAGTATGTCGGAGACCTACCGCATACCTACAAACCTCTATACGTATCACGGCTCGATGTTATGGCATTACTACGCAAGATTGAGAGCTTGCACCCTGAGGGTAGCGTTATTCGAGAGAACGCTATAAAAATGACCTCTAGGGTAGAGGGTCTTCCTGTTGAGCTGTACAAAGACGACCCGATACTAGTGAACGCATATCTTGACAGCAACCTATACGTAGACCCTGAGCTGCCTGTCAAGGGCGGGCGCTCTTATGAAGCTCGCATAGAGCTGCAGAAACTACTCACCGCCGAAGTGATTGGAGATACTTATGACTACCACACCTAAACACTACGAGCCGATGGGCGGCGTAGACCCTACCGCAGTTGTTGATGATACCGGCTTCTGGGCACGGCTAGCATTCAAGTACATCTGGCGAGCGCAGATGAAAGACGGCATCCGAGACATTGATAAAGCCCTGGATACCTTAGAACGCATCTACAAAACTGAGCCGGAGTGGTTCTTGCCTCGAACCCGCAAAACCGACATAGGTGTGAAAGGTAATCAAGACCTGCACCGCTGTGCATATCCAAGCGATTTTTCGCCGTTGGCACGTGACCGCGCTCTGGTGTTCTACGCACGTGTAATGCTTGGGGAGACTCGTATCATCGAACGTCGTGCTGGGAACGTTCTCGGTGTTGCCACCCCGGCACGTCTGAGTAAGTACATCTACGTTACTCTGCAAGAGCTGCTGAAGTCTTACCGTTCGGAAATTCTGGTGTTGGAAGAAGCAAAGAAGATGAAAGGATTTGCTCTCGATGGCTGAGATAGAAACTGTTGAGTCGATGGTAGAACTGCGTAATAAGTTGGGTGTTTTACCTACGTTGATGGAGGTTCGGCTATCCCCCGTGGCAGACCACCGTGCTTTGCGAAGACGCTCTAGGCAATCTCCCTGAGGATATGCAACATAAACTACAACAAGTGTTTGCTCTTCCTGAGGAAGCTAAGCAGGGTGATGAGGGGTTATCCCCAGTAGGTGTAACAGCTTACGGAAATGCAATACGTTTCATGCGTATGATGCAATACACACGTGCTGAGGTTATCAGTTCTGGTTACACCTTTGAGGGCAGTGTACGCGCGGTTATAGCTCCTTACGGTAAATCGTGGATAAGTCCGAAAAAGTCCTACTTAACGCTACGGAACCTGCACTCAATAATGAATCCAGTCGTGAGGCGTGACCCCAAGGTGTGTGATTTTGTTAGTGGTGTCTATCAGGCATTCACCTTAGATGCTGTTATCTCCAGGCCGGGGGGAAGTTGTTCCGAATGGTTATGTGCTCAAGTCGTTGACCATGTACCACAAAGCGGTGAAGTGTTTGGTACTTGCAAAAGACTCTCAACAACTCCGAGATAGTATTGACGAACGGGGACATTTGATAGAGTGCCTAACGATGCTTAAAGATGAAATTATGAAGGGTGTGTTACCAATTGACTAGGCTCTACAAAACCGTGAAAGATTACTCGAAGGCCGTTGGAGCGCTTCCCTCTGTGGTACTCCTCAAACTTGACCGGATAGAGGAAAATTTATCCTTTTCTGATGTGTACAACGTCTTACCGCAATCATTGCACGCAAGGCTGGGAGAGACTCGTAAGTTTATCAAAGAGAAATGGAAAGAGTTCTTCTCGAAACCGTTATTTAACGAGCAACCATACGAAGACTTCCTAGTTGCGATGGGGTACCCTTTAGCTCATGCCTCAACTCCCGTGACGGGGCACGAAGGGAAGATTCTGGTTCTTGTTTCGCCATACGGCAAGGAAAAGGTTCATGCTAACAAGGTCTATCTCACGATGCGAGAGATAGAAGCTATGTACCGGCCTGCTTTCTTCTCAACGAATAAAGAGAACAACTACATAGACCACATTTTAGGTTTCTATAAGGGGTTATCACGCCCTTGGAGCGAAGGGGAGTCCGGTTCTAGTGACCGTTATGTCCTAGCCAATAAAGATAATATCGAAAGTATCGACGGCCTGTTAGAAACAATATCTACGTTTGGCCGCCGATTCGTAGAAGAGAACTTCGTACAGTATATGATTAGGGTAACCGAAAGTATCAAAGACGATTTAGAGAAAGTAGCATTACCGCAATGATTATCAAGACGCCCGGCAAGCCGGGGCATGTCATTATCGGAGACCGCAAAGGTATGGACTGTGAACCTATGAACGCAGTGCACACTCTTGAGTGGTTGTCCGAAAAGTTCCCACGAGCGTACAAGTACGACAGTTTGCACGCGAAAATATCGGCTCTTAAGTTCCGGTATGTAGTGCTTGAGTCACATGGGGAATTGATTCCAGCCGACACGCTGGATAAAGACCTTCAAGCATTAGCTGAGATTGCGGAGTACTGTATTAACAACGGGTAGACACAACCCCGGCAAGTAGAATGAACATCTCTTGCCGGGGTTGCGCTTTATGTATTACTGACCTACGTACTCGCTGGAAGTGTAGTAGTCAGCGTTGGGGTCGGAGACAGCCGGAGCTGCAGCAGAGCTGCTATCGCCGCTAGTCTGTTCCTTGTACTGCGTGGGACTCACGTTGATAAGTGCCAGTACCGCACCAATAACACCGGTAGCACCTGCAGAGATGCTTGCCCACTGCTCAGCATTGATAACACCGAATGCAGTCAGTCCTACACCGGCTAGGGCTACGAGGCCGTACACAATTTTTCGTACAGCTGCCCACTGCTCAGTCGTCAGAGCCATGAATATTCCTATCGTTCAAGACTACGGTATCCACAACCCGGTCAAGCCGGGTCTGTGTGTGCCTATTGTCGGCACGTAGTCCGCCTATGTCTTTCTTTAGCTCGGACTGGTCGTCCAAGCTGCGGGTAAGAGTGTCTTCCATATCCCGCTGCTTCTTTCCTTGGTTAGCTTGCTCTCGCTGGAGGTCGTCTAACCGGTTGCGGATTTCAAGCATTGCGGTGTTGGAGGATTTCATACCCGTCTCTATTGTAGAGAGTTTATCCCGAATCCTATCCAGGTCGTCCCGGAGATTAGTCCTGTGGTCGTTCTTCACTTGATGCTTCGCTTCACGTGCGTCGTTCCCGACAAGATGAACCGCGTGCTGCAGCTCTTCAATCTTGCCGGAGATTACTTTACTGACACGTAACCCCACGAGCACTGCGATAATGAGGCACACTAGAATAATCACGAATGCGTCCACCTCCGGGTCACCTGTTTTAGGTATCTCAACCACGGGTTACCGCCTTAGTTAGGGAAGTTGGTAAAACCCGCCTGTGCATCACGGTCGAACTCTTCCTGACGTGCTTTGCCTTGTGACCCTTCGTCGTAACCAAAGAGGCCACGTAGCTTACCTGCAACAGCGCCGTCACGAACACGTCCAGGGATACCGATACGGTAGAGGTTGTACAGGTGCTTCACCATACGAAGGTTAGACCACTGCATCTTATCTTGTACCTGAACCATTTCGGTTAAGGTACGGTTACCCCATTCAGGACGGCGAGAATGGAAAATAACCTGTTCCAGCTCGGCTTTGGTTGCCATGTCGAACCAGTCTCCTTGTCCGCTAACGGTGACTGCACCGCCAGCAAGTAGCTTATTGATGTTGTCTCGGAAAGAATCCATATCGATGAACGACGGGTCAATCTTTCCCTGTGCGGGACCTGCATACTCACGGTGTGCGATTTGCAGGAAGTTCGGGTTGCCCCTCCCATATCCACGCTCTAGAGCCGCGCCCAGCACCGGCATGTACGCCAGCTGAGCCTGCGTCCAGTCAGCTGGTGCCACGCCGGAGGACTCCATTTCGATACCGATAAGGAACTCGTTCCCTCGATTCGTGGGCACGCCGGGGAGACCCCCAATACCTGCATGGTTAGCCCATCCAGCGGCAATGACGTATACCTCTGCATTACGTCCGAAGACGATATGAGCTAGTGGCCCCGGCAAGTCAGAACGTCCGTTGATGCACATGTTCAATGTAGGCGCACCCGTGGATTGGTATCGAGCTGAAGCGGTAGCGGTGTGGTGCCAAAGGACACCGTTCACAGCGTCAAGCTGCCAACCTGCCCCAGCTTGATACCCGCGAGACTTCCACCCACCAATCTCGATAACGTTCAGACGCTTGCCGTCTGGTGCCTGATAAGCGCGGAGTTTATCTGCTAAGTCCGTAAGGAACATATAACTCCTTGTGAATAATGTCGTGTAGACATAGTTATCTACGGTATAAGTATACCTTTCGCTGCATGGGTTGATTCTATGCACAAGAAAACCCCAGGTAGTACAACCTGGGGTCTCCCCGCATACACAAAATCAGCCCCTATCGAAAGGACATATCAAGTGTACCATAGCGCTATGCCCAACGTCCGAACAGAGGGATGTTGATAATGTATCGACGTCCCTGTGCGGTTGATCCAAAAGACCAGAACTTTACATCTCGGCTTCCTGCTTCGATAGCAACGGAACCTTCGTTCTGTTGGCCGGGGATAACCTGAATCTCACTCAGAGATACGGGTGTGGGTGCTTCTGGTGGGAGACGGAATACAGCCGCCCCGCTCGGTGGTACGGATGCCATGTCGAAGTCCATGTGCACAAGAGCTTGGCCGGACGAGCGGTCAACGCTCATAGACTGAGCTGCGGCACCAGAACGCAGCTTGATTCGGTTATCCACCTGTACCAGTTGATACGTCAGCACACCTGATACCTGGTTCAGAACTTCCTGCTTCACAGCCTGCAGGCGTTCCTCGGTCACGCCGGAACCACCGCCACCACTGGCCGGGGCGGGATAGCGGAAGTTACCCACGTGCAGCGCCACGCCGTCTCCCTGTGGTTCCTTGTACCGCAGAGGCACAGATGCCTGCGTGTACCCACTCGGCACCGGGGTATCCAGTGTTGTACAGTTAGCAATCGTCAGACCCTTGAACCAAGACTCGATGTAGTAGCTCCAACGAGCACCACCACTAGCCGGGCGTGCTTTGCGGGAAGAGCATCCCTGCAGAACAGTGCCTTCCGTGCCGGTGTTGCACAGGTAGAAGTCTGCGCTGGAATCTTTGCCTGCTGAGCCGTGAGCGGTAGGACCATAGGAAGAGGACTCCCCCCGGCACGCGGTGAACGCGTTATCTCCGAACTCAATGAAGAATCCATGCCCGCCGTTTTCCTGTGCCTCGCAGGTTGTGAAGGCGCATTTGGTCGCACGAATGCGCCAGCCCGCGCCGTTGTATTGCGTTGCACGCGCGTTGCTCCCCGGAGAACCTGCGGTAATGTCCGCGCCGGGTGCGGCGTTACCTGCGATACCGTAGAGCTGACCGAACGACGCGCCGGAGTGGGTGTACCACGACGTGCTAAGCTCGAACTTCGTCTGAGATGTGTAAATCTCAACCCCCGCGAAGTTGCCGCGCCCTTGGTTCGAGCCACCGATGTCAGCGCCGAAGAACTTGTTATCCGCCGCGCCACCGGTACCTTCACCATGCCCCGGGGGCTTACCAACGATAAGCCCGGCTTGGTAGCTGTTACGCACCCGCAGACCGAACGAGCACATAGCCTGGTCGTCGTTGCCGATAATGGCGATACCAGTTTCCATGTCCCACACCGTTAGGTTGTTCAGCTTCGGAACTGAATCAGGCTCTGGGGGATTACCCCCCATATCAGAGTTCAGACACACACCGATAGTATTCGGGATGTAGTTCTGGTGCTGACGGCCAGACTTACGAGCGCGAATCCACAGGTCAGAAACACCGAAGTGCATCAGGTCGTTAGCTTGCTTGCGCGTGTTCCACGTGCCGGTGTGGAAGATACCTGTGCGTTCTTTCACTGCGACAGTATCCACCGCGATAATCTCGGTGGCGCGGTCATCCCCGTAGACCTGCACCATACCCTTTAGCTCAATGAACGGGTAGGTTACGATGTACTTCCCGGCCGGGATGTAGACGCTGCCGCCACCAAGGGCGTACACATCATTGATAGCGTTCTGAATAGCTTCGCGGCTGTCACGCTGGCCGGTAGGGTCAGCGTTGTACGGTGCGTGAGTCACGGTCACCGCATACTTGCTGTTCTTCACCAACGCCGTTGAACCGCCTTGAATGGGGTTTTCCGTTAGGTACTGCTGCACCGACTGCTTAAGCTGTTCATTCGTAATTGTCGGCGTAGAAGCACGTTTACGAATCGCTGCGTCCGGCTTGCCGGTGTAATCCCCGGCAAATTTCGGAACATTATATGTAGCCATGAGCTACCTCCTTAATGCTGCGGGTTTTCCTCTTCCGTTACGAGTTCATTCATCTTCACCTCAAGAGCGGCGAGCCGCTTCTCGAAAGGAAGAACACCTTTAATCCAGGCACGAACGCGGTCTTCCACCCACGGCGATGGCGGCTGGTCGTAGGGGTTTTCCTGTGGATGGTCTTCCGAGCCGTCTCCTACCTTGAAGGTTCGGTCGGTGACGTAGAGGTTACCGATGCCCAGAGAGTCAGCCTTAGCGAACACAGCATCAATGTTCTGCTGAGTCGCGCCGTGGATGACGTGCCAGAACCGCCAAGAGGGGATACCCTTGTAGTGGTCTGGATGGATGTACTTTGTTGCAGGGTCGATGTACTTTGCCGCATCGGACTCGTATGTGAGCGCGATGTCGCAAGCATCCATCATAGACTTGGGTGTGTTCGAGCCGGGGTTGATGACGATAAGCGTATCGTGCCCGAGCTCTTCTTTCAGCTGCTTGTATAAGCTGGTGTAGTTCTCGATGACCTTGTTCTGCAGAGTCTCGTCCAACCATGGTGAGGTCTCGTCCAGGAAGATACCACCGAAGATGTCACCGAAGTCTTCCTTCACCGCCTTTGCGGAGTTGATGATGTACTCGTTGGTGAACTTCGTTACTTCTTCCATTGTCACGCCGAGGTTCGAGCGAACCTTCTCCTTATAGGTCTCGGGCATGCCGTCCATGTTCGCGCCGTGCCGGGTCTTGATGTAGAACAGCACACGCATAGCGCCAGCACCTTTAGCGAGCTGACCCTGCACCTCGAAGTCCTGGTCTTTCCGCTTGGAGAGCCAATCACCCGAAGCACGGTTGAGTATCACCATGCCGAGGGTGTTGCCGAAGGCGAGGAACTTAGCCCATTTTGAATTCGCTCCATTGTAGTAGTCCGGCCAGGTGTACGTGACGGGGCTGTAGTAGTGCTGCCCGTTCACGAATCCGAAGTTTGGCTGGCGTGTCTCGAAGTGGGCTACCTGTTTTGATACCTCAGACTCAATGCGCTGAGTCAAGGTTTTATTAGTTGATACCTGGTATTCAGCCACGTATCTACCTCCTAATCTAATGTGTTAGGAACCGGTTCCCTGGGATAGCAGAGAGCCGGCCTGATGTGTTGAGCACGCGCGTGCGTGCGTCCAGAAGCTCCATCACACGTTCCTCACTCACACCGGGGTTCACCGCTGGTTGCTCACCAAGCACCGCTTGAATCTCTTGGCGGAGCGCGTACTTGTCGTTCAGGGTTGAAGCTGGTGTAGGTGGAACCTGCTTCACTTCTGGTTCTTGGAGCTTCCCGAGAAGACCTTCTTCAGCCAGCACCTCCATAATGAGAGAGCGAATAGCCTGTACGCCTTGCCGGGAAAACCCCCCGTCCTGATTCAGGGCTGATATTTCCATTGTTTATGCTTCCTTAGTAGTAATGGTTAGAGTTCCATCACCGTTGTCGGTGATGGTCGGCACCTTGCCGTCCACGATTTCGCGTACCTTAGCTTCGTTCACGCCGGGTTCAACCGGGGGAATAGCTGCGATAGCGGTATCTGTAGCCTTCTTAGCCTCGGAGATAGCTTCGGTCTTTGCTGTAGCAATCTTCGGTTCAACCTCGGCAAGGGTCTCAGACTTGATAGTCTTGGATGCTTCGGTCAGAGCTGTCTGGATAGCAGACTGTACCTGTGCGGCGCTTAGACCACCCTCGGGAGTCGGCGGCAGTTTGGCAATCTCTTGCTGGATAAGCTGAGTAACTTTTTCTTCGTCCACACCACTTGCCGGGGGTATTGCGGCGATAGCCTTCTGAACGATGGTGTTTACTTGGTCTTCGGAAAGACCTTTCTCAGGCGCAGGAATAGCTGCAATAGCGGCCTGAATAAGACCGTTTACCTGCTGCTCCGACAGTCCTTCTTTCGGGGTCGGTAACTTCGAGATAGCTGCTTGGACGATGGTGTTCACCTGCTGTTCAGTGATACCGGACTGCGCAGGGGGAAGCTGCGAGATAGCAGAGCGGATAAGCTCTTGCACCTTAGCTTCGTTAACGCCGGGGGTCTGAGGAATCTTCTGTACCTCAGCTTGTACAATCGAACGAATCTTCGACTCGTCTACCGCCGGTGCAGGCTGCGGAAGAGAGTTGATGCGGTTGTTCACAATCGCTTCCACCTCAGACTTAGAGAGACCCCCAGCCACGGTCACTGCTCCGATGGGCGGGGGTGCAAGGGTTACCAAAGGCTCGTCGGCCATTGGATACCTCCTTCATATAGAAAAATGGGAGTGTACTAGATGAAGTACACTCCCATTCTACCGGTGTTTTACTACTGCTTCTTTTTCAGCTCTTCTATCTCCGATTTCAGCTGCGCATTAGTAGCTTCCACTTCGGCGAGCCGGGCGTGAATCTTCTTCGTGCTGGAACTCTCCGCCGTGAAGAACGCGGTAATGTCGTTCGCCAACGGCACGAGCCGGGTCAGACTGTAGGGGTTAGAGATTTGCGCGTAATGCGTCTGCCCGTTCGAATCTTTGTTGAAAATATAGAACTGCCCGGTCTCTACCGGTACGTTCCATGCGGTACCTGCGTTTAGCGCGTACAAGAAGATGATGCTGTTGTTAGGTGCTGACGCAAGCGGCCACGCCGGGAGAGAGGCTGCGTCCTTGTAGGTGAACCACGTGTTGTTCGGTCCTAGCGGGACGGGTGCTCGGTTGTTGAGCTGTTCTATGAAACTGGTTCGCAAGGCTTGTGCTTGGTTGCGCGAACCTTCGTTCAAGGTATTGACCTGTTGCGTCAGCTTTTGCTCGATGTCCGTTTTGTTCTGTTCTATAGTATTGTTCACAACATCTATAACAGTGTTGCGCTCTACCTTCTCCGCCAACACTTGCCGGTCGGTGTACTGCTTCGCGGCATCAATAGCTTGCGCCTTTTGCTCGCCTGCGTTCGTGAACGCCTGTGCCTTGCAGTTCGATAGAGCTGAGTCCGCCGACTCCGCAAGTTTCTGCGCTTGCTGTCGGCCTTTCGCAATATCGTTGGGGTCGTCATAGTGGATATTCCACGTCGAAGTCATACCCATGTGTGTTCCTTCCTACAGTAGGGGGTTGTTCTCGGCCTTCGTCCAGGTAGTGCCCTGTCGTTGGCGTGTATCTTCGAGTTGCTGCCAGGTACGCTTGCCGGATTCGTTGTTGGTCTCGATGGTATCCCATGTCAGGAACGTCTTATCGTAGCTGAACGTCCACACTGTGAGAGAGGTCTTGTTAGCGGCTGGGTCATGCTCAAGGCCGCAAACCACACCTGTAACAATAGCGCCAAACAAGTTCTCGCGTCCAAACTCGTTCATACCTTTGATAGTTACTACCGAGCCGAGGACTATGCTTAGGTCGTACGATACCTCAAGGTTTGTGAAGTGTGGTTGCGCGTCCATCACGTATCGGGAAAGAACCTTTGTGACCTCTTCTGCAAAGCCCCTCTGGTCTATATAGTCCCAACCCTCAAGAGTCAGAGTACGAGCATTCGGCGTGCCGCCCGATAAGGTATATTTCTGTTTGACCCGCTTCATCACACCGCGAGCACGAATAACAGGCAGCTCCATGTCAGGCACAACATAACCATGCAGGTGAGGAAGAATGACACTCGCACCCGGGCGCATATCAATCTGCGCGGTACGCAGCTGGATATCCTTGCCGGTGGTGGACTTCACCTTAGCTGTATCAGTATTCACAAACACGCCCGAGAGTGCTCGCTGTGTCAGCTTCAACACCCACGGCGAGATAACCTCTGCTTTACAACTGATAGAAGCTGCATAACGTTCTTCCCACTGCTGCAAGTCAGAGCGCACACCGGCTTTGACCGAACGGTTCACGATGGTACAGCCACCATAGAATGAGCCGTTATTGTCCGAAATCCAAGACCAATCACGCACGCCCTGGTCTTCGACGGTGGTGTCTAGGTCAAGCCATTCTTCTTCTTCCTTCGGCTGGATGAAATCTTCTAGAGTATCTCCAAGAGCAATTGAGCCGCCCTTCTTCCACACGTCAATCTGAGTTTTCCTAGTCTGAGATACAGCCCAGTTGGCGAACTCTACTTCAATACGTGAACACGTCTGAGTCAGGTCATTACTCAACGTGAACGCACCAATATCATGTGTAGCTGTGAGTGTCCGAGAAGTACCCATGATACGGTTCGCCATATACTCTAACGGGTGCACCTGGGCAACCCCATTGCTATCAATCCACCAACACAAAGCGAGCGCTTCGCATAGGTCTTTCAGAACCTCCCCCGCTGTGCGGTCTCGTAGAGAGGGCATGACGGAGTTGTTAATGATGCGGCTGGTTGGGGTCAGATTCACTTTGGGTTGCCACAGATAGTAGTTCTTGACCTGCTCTAAGAAGGCACCCCGATACGGCTGCACGTCAGGAATGACTGATACTTGAAGACCGTTGATGCCAGAGCGCGGCATGTTCCTACCATTCTTAGCATCGTTAAACACCCATATCTCCGCCCATGCCGGGAGATGTTCATCATACCCGCCGGGGGCGTGGATGTTCTGAGGTAGAGGCACCTTACCAGAGTCAATAACACCACCACGGAACCCGGCTCGGAAGCGGATAGTATTACCATCCTGCTCAAGGGTAGCGGCAGTTACTTTAGTTATATCGGAGTTGCTAGGAAGCTGCCCCGTCCAGATAACCGTTGCGCGGGTTTCTTTCGACTCAGGCATCTTGTTTTCGTACTCGTTGTAGTACAGCTCAACCTCTCCTGTGTCCTTCCATCGCACAGAAACCCCTCGTCCTACTTCGGTCACAACCTTGACCTGATATAGGTTGTCTGTCACAGGCCGGGAGGTATCCCATCGAAGCATCCATGAGGCGAAGATGTCAGACCGACGTAGTGCAGCTGTGTTTGGTTGTGCTACACGTTTCGTCTGCGCCACCTTGATAAGACCTTCACACACCCAAGAAGCGCCGTCGGCATACCACAGCTCCAACGCCTTAGCACGGTCGCGATTGGAACGTGCCTGAACAACCTCGCCGGAGATACCTACCCCGTTACGGTTGCTGCCGTTGGGTGTGATACCGAGCGTCTCCCCGTCGTCTAGGTTACCAACTTGACCGGCAAACCCTACAATATCGTTCCACGCACGGGGGTCTTGAACGTAACACGGGTTATCCCATTGGTTTGTCCAAACCGCGCCGAACAGAGGCAAGTACAGGTGCGTAAGTGGTGTGGGGGGAGGTGCGTAAGTGTACCCCCCTGCAGATAAAGCAAGCCCTATCTGATACGACGGGGAAGGGTTGATATGGCGGTTCGAGCCCCCATCCTCGAAGAACGTCTCAATTTTGTTCACCAACGTGCCGTAGAACTGATTCCGATAGTGATACAGGGGGTCGGAGTTTATCTTATTTGATAAACCGTCTATACGCTGTGTTAGGTTCAGAGTGGCTGACACCTCTCCGAACTCAATGCTGTCTATCAGTAAGTCCATGACGTTTTGCGTTAAGTCCGAACTATAGGTTTTAGTAGTGTTACCCCTTACGTCTTGTATCCGGTCGTCGTGCTGTTGCAGTACAAGAGTCACTTCATCCCCTCGGTGGGGATAAGCGTTTGTAAACGGGGATGGTGTGCCGTTGGCGGAACCGTTTGAAAGGTCCATATCCAGCGTCACCCGCAGGTATGTCTGCGTAGAAGGAGAAACATCAGAGGGGACAGGATGGAAAGCGTGCGCTACTTTCACTTTGCTGATAGGGTACTCTTTACCCCTCCATTTCAAGACCTCGTTGGTACGACGAGCTACAAACGTCATGCGGTTACCATACTTCCGAAATAGTGAACGATGATTTTATGAGTTTGTTTTGAACGAATACTTCATGGGAGTATCCGAAATCTTTGATGACCGCCCAAGCTCCTAGCCGGGGGGATACGGGTGGTATGTGTGTACCTATCCACATTTGCATAGGGGAGAACTCTATTAGCTGGTGGTAAGCATCCACCACGGCCTGTACGTTCTGAGGGATGGTGACAGGTGAAGAGATGTACTCTTTCATCTCTGTTGAGTCTATATGCATGGTGACAAGTGGGGCATCGGTGATGAACCTTGAACCGTTCTTACCCCACAAACGGACAGTTCCCTTACCGCGTGCGAAGACCCGGAACCGCACCGTCGTGCCGGGGATGACCCACGTCTCGTTACCATAGATAGCATCCCCCACAGCTGGGTCTACCCAATATGTCGGGATGTAATACCCGCCCGAAGATGTGAAATAGTTTTCAACTAACGTACCAAAACTCTTATTCGGAGAGTCTCCAACAGTACCGACCCACAACGTAGACCCCTCTGTTGCAGGTGCCATAATGTTATTCCGGCGTGCCAGGGGAGTCATTAGGAACCGAGGGGTGCGCTGGGACTCTACGTACATTGCCAGCATAGACGTGTAGTCCCACGGCATATTCATACTCACGCTCCATGAACGGGGAGCTTTACCCCGGAAAGAGACAGAGCGTCGTCCACGTGCCGAGGTAAAGAAAGCTACGTTGGATTGGTCTTCCTGCTGTGTGATGGACTCGCCGAAGGCGATAGGGAAAGCCTTACCACCTTCAATCATGAACGTGGCATCGTAGGCCAAGCCGTCCTGGTTGAAACGCTCTACCGGCGTAGCTTGGAAATCCTTCGATGCCACGTTCATAACCCTTTCGTTGCTTACCGCCTCAGTGACCGGCGGCCACTATCGTTGAAGTTCAAAATTGCCTCGCTACTGCGTGGGTCTAGAGACAATTTTACCCCATCTTCCATAGCGGTCATGAGCGCAGTAGCCATAGACTTAGCGGCCGCCCCAGATGATAGCTGCGTATTCACATCCAACGTCTGAGATGTGGCAGCACTGATACCGAGCTTCGAGGTCGGAACCTTCGGTGCGAAGCTGTTGAACTCACCTTGTACCCGGCTCAATGCCATAGCCGTCTTATCCTGAACGCTTGCGCTTTCCTTGAGAATAGCGTTACCAAAGTCCCGCATCAACGCCTGGCCGGAGAACGAGGTATAACCCCTGCCGGAGAAGGGGCCTTCTTTAGCGGGGGAGAATGGGAACAAACGGCGCAACTTGCCGAGGCCGTCCTTCACTGCATTAAACGCTCCACCGAAGGCATTCTTGATACCGTTCACGAAACCATTGATGAGCGCCTTACCAGCGTTGTACAGGTTACCGTTGGTAAGGATCTGAATCGCCTTGCGGGGGAAATCCTTAATGAAGTTGATAACATCATCAACTTTTTGTTTGATAATGCTCTTGAAGCCTTGCCAGGACTCTCTGGTGATGCCAAACAGCTGCGGTGCGAAGTTATCCATGCTATCAAGCAGACCACGAAGCCAGCCCCGGATGCCTTCAATAATTTTATTCCAAGTGTCAGACAAGAACCTACTGATACGGTTCCAGATTTGCTCAACTTCCTTACGGGCACCGTCAAAGTCTCCCGTCATGAGTTTCATAGCACCGGAAACCAAATGACCGAATACGTTGAGTGCTGTTCCGATGCCGTCGAAGATAATTCCCAGCGTCGTGCCGAGGAAACGGACAGCGTTAGCAATCTGCGATCCGAAAGCATTCACGAAGAATGTCACAATCGGGGTAGCGGCCTGGATGATACCACCAACAATACCTGCAATAACCGAAGCGAGGGGCTCTAAATCACTCATAAGCCCTGAGAAGCCTTCACTGATGGATTTGAAAGCATCCCCGATAGCGGGCGCTAACTGCTCACTGATGAACTTCACCACTGGCTCGAAGAACTCTTGAATCTTCTGTCCGAGGTCGTTTATCTGATTCTTGAAATTCTCTGAAGTGTTGTACAGGTAAATGAAGATACCCGCGATAGCAAGGATAGCTGCTACCACCAGAGCCACTGGACCCGCAGCTGCAGCAATAGCACCGCCCACAGCTTCAAGCGTGCCGCCTGCGCCAAACGCCGCGATTACTTCGCTCACACCACCAGCGATAGCACTGATACCTGTGATAGCCCCGCCGATACCGGAAATCAACCCGGCAATCGGGGCGAGGGCTGCCACTAGCGCCGCTACTGCAGCTACCACCAATACTAAGGCAGTTGCCAGCTCAGGGTTGGCTTGTGCCCATGCACCGAACTGTTCGACAAGCGGGCTGATGTTCTGACCTAGCCACTCGATAGCGTTCTTCAAACCTTCGGCAAGAATCGGAACCACTGCATCCAGAGCCTCCTTCAAACCCTTGAAAATAGGTGCCAGAGCATCAAGAGCTGCACCGAACACCGGCAAGAAGTGCTCCGCCATGTTGCCAATAATCGAGCCGAGCGAGCCGAGGATTTCACCGAGCTGGCCGGAGTGCTCCGAGAGTTCAGCCATACCCTTAGAAATACCGTCCACAGCATCACGAATGCCGCCCTGGAATGCGGGTGTAGAGAACGCTTCGGTAATCAACTTGACCCAAGAGACGATAGTCTCTGAGATTTTGTTCATCACATAAGCGATGGTCTCTGCGGTATCGTGCAGCATCTTTCCGACATACTCGAACGCCAGGCCGAGGGTCTTCAAAGCGTCATTCGCACCCCGGAACAAAGTAACCATAGTCCACTGAGACTCAACGGACGCTAGGTTATCTCGTACCTTCTCAAGAGCGTTGGCGAAGTCGGTCAGTGAAGCTCCGCCTGCTTCCTGTGCGGCCTTAGCGATGTTCACTAGGATACCCACCGCTGCTTCACCGGCACGCCAGAACTCTTTCAGAGCAAAGATACCCTTGTCAATCGCGCCAGAGATGTCTGCGTTCTTCGTCCAGTCATTGAACTTATTCGCCATGTCGGTGAACCAGTCACCAAAGCGAGGGAAGAACTTAGCGCCGATGTCAATGAACCGCAGCAGACCCTCAGTCAGAGGACTCATGCCGTTGCTCATGCGTCGGATACCCTCAGCTGCGGAGTCGAAGATACTAGCAAAGCCGCCTTGGTTAGCGAACTCTTGTGCCGCGCTGGCAGCCTTACCGAAGAAACTACCGGTCGCTTCGGAAATTTCGAGCATACCCTTCTCCCACGCCGGGAAGACGGAATCAATGAAGTTCCGCATGGGCTTCTCGAACTGCTCCCAGAACTTATCAGCACCGCGATTATTCAGCTCGGAGAACCGGTCGTTCACATCCTTCATGCGGTCGTTCCACTGCTTGAGTGCGTTTACCGAAGCGAAGGCGGCCACACCGATACCGGTGAGAATACCCGGCAAGGCAAACGCACTAGGTGCAATGGAGACGAGAGACGCGCCGAGGGCGAAGATGTGGCTAGTCAAGGACAGCACCGAAGCGGAGACTGTCGAAATGACAGACCCCAGCTTGATAATCTTCATTAGGTTCTTATCCATGTCCTTTGTGAAGTCTTTGAACTTCTTGGTGAAGTCCCAGGTAGCACGCGCGCCGGAGATAGCCGCCAGCACCGTAAGAACCTTCGCGGCAGCGGCTTTATCAATCTTCGGAGAGATAAGCACATGCCGGGGGCGAGTCAGTGCCGCCAGCTTCATGCGAGCGCGCCCGGTATCCGCGTCTGCGTTGATAGTCACATCGCGGTCGTCGTCCAGCTCGTCTAGCTTGTGTTCAGCGCGCGCCGTGTCGAGGTCTACATCAACGTGCAGTGGGTGGCGGTCTCGGAAGAACGAATCATTCTTGAGATGTTCCACGTTGAACGAATCCTTGAAACGCTCAACAGCGGCGCGGTTGGTGAACTTCTCACGCGCGCGTTCCAGGTTTTGTAGGTGCTCACGTAGCTGATGAACTTTCAGGCCGGCGCGCTCGAACGCATCCGCCCAGCGGTCAATCTCTTCGGAGTTGCCGACAGAGACAGCCTTACTATGCTTATTAGCGAAGCTCTCCTGCAGACGTTCTGCCAGGGCGACATTCTTACGAAGCTGTTCGATAGAGTCCTTCGCGTCTGCCTTGAAATCATCGAACAGATGCAGCTTACGCCTGCGGGTGAACACGTCAGATAAGGACTTGTCAAACAGCTTCATCAGCCGTTCATTCTCCGCAATCTGCTGCCCAACCTTGCGCATCTCTGTCTGCATGCGGCGAACGCCATTAGCGTTACCAAGCTCTCGGTACTTCTTCGCTTGCTCATCCATAAGACGATTAGCCTTACGAAGGTCTTCGTTCCAATGCTCCATTGTTTTCAGGTTAGAACGGAAACCGACGAAAGGACGTGAGAAGTCCACCTTCATCATGTCTTTGGCACGGGTGTTGAACACACCTTGAATCCTGCTCAGGTGCTCAAGCTCACGCCGGGCTTTGTTGAATGCTTCTGACTGCTTCCGCACTTGCCGGGAGACTTCACTTATACGGCGTGCAGCCGCAGCATCAGGGATAAGACCAGAGGTAGAGACGGGAATCTGAGAGATGCGCTTCCACTTCTCTACCTGCCCAAGCAGACGACGGTTCGCGGAAGTAACCCTATCAATATCACGTTCCTGCTGCTGTAGAGGACGGCGGGTGCTCTGTAGCGACTGCCGCCACTGCTCGTTCTGGCCGAGTAGACGACGGTTTACATCGAGAATCTTATTGACTTGCTTCTCATGCTCGCGCAGCGGAGAGCTATCCCCACGCACGATAAGGTCAGAGAGTTTGATTGGGTGCTCTCGAACACGGTCCATCTGAGTTTCAAAGTGGTCGAAGAACTCATTGGTTACGTCGTCCCCGTCAATCTCAAACTGCCCGTCAATAACATGATGGAAGCCGTCTACCATCTTGTCCGCGAGGTCACGGATGCGCTCAGACATCTTACGAACGCGGCGCTCGCTCTGGTCTGCGTTCCGTTCAATGGCAGCGTTGAACTCTTGGAAGCCCTTCGTTGCTTGCCGGAAGGTATCTCGACTGAACCCGGCTTTGAGTTCCACGCCGGGGGTAGCAGGGGTTTTCTTGAGTTCGTCAATCAGACGCTTGTGTTCACGTTTGAACACGTTATCATCCAGCTTGACGGGGATTTTCAGCTCAGACTTCGGCAGGTTCTTCGCGATGTCTTCGTGCAGCTCGTGCAGAGTCTTTGCAGTGTTCACCTTCACGTTCGGTATCTCGAAATGATACTTGAACGCTTCTTTCATCTGGTTGAGCTGCTGCTTTAGGGTGAGCTTCGGCTTCACCTGCGGCTGTACGCGCTCTACAGACTCTTTGACCTGCTTCTTGACACGCGAAGTATCAACATCCGCCTTTATCCTGACGGCGCGCCCCCCGCGCGTAGCCTCGGCAAGTTTATCGCGCACGTGAGCTGTATCCACATCCGCCTTTATCTTGACGGCGCGGTTACCCTTGGTGGCTTCCTCTAGCCGGGTGCGCATCTGGTCTGTGTCTACATCAGCTTTGACCTTGATTTTCGTATCAAGCTCACGAAGCTGCTGCTTTAGACGTTCAAAGGCAGAGCGGTCTAGCTCCGGTGTAACCCGGATATGCATAATCCGCTCTGCCTGTTTCTTCGCCTTCTCAAGGACGGGACGAAGTTTCTGATTGAAATTCTCCGCATCAGGAAGGACGCGAATGTGTACGCGCCCGGCTTCAAAACTTCCTGCGGCCACTTACTCTAGCCCTTTCTCCTTACTGTCGGGCGGCTCGCTTTCGGAAGTTTCTTCACCCCCCGCAAAGAAAGACGCACCATCTTTAATATCGACAACCATAGCCATAGCCATAGCTTGCCGTTCCATTGCAGTTTGAACCTCTTCTTCGGAGAAGTTCGGTTTGTTGCGCTGCTTCTCATTATACGGGGATGGGTATTCCACAAACTCTGGTGCCTTCGTATTCTTGTCTGAATTGGCTGTGATGTAGAGGTTGCGGAACTGAGTTAGTTGGTCTATCAGAGTCTTGAGGGCTACCTCTTGCCGGGTGTACCCAAACCATTTATCCTTCGGGTTTGAGTCTTTCTCAGCTTTTTCAAGCTCTTCGGCTGTAGGCTCTGGTAAGGAGTGCCTGTATAGGCTTCGCTCTTCAAAGCCTAGCCGGGACAGCAGGGCTTGCGTGACCCTACTATCCCGGCTAGACCATTCACGCAGCGGGTCGTAGCCGTAGAGGGCTATAAAATCTGCGCATATAACAGGCTGTGAAATTAGATATTTAAAGAGCGAATAACGTTTCCCACTTCACCAACATAATCGGAGATGAAGTTAGACTGTTCGGCAATCCCTGCCAAGGTGTCGTGAGCGTCCCATGCTTCACGCTTGTCCTCAGGGACTATAAGCTCTGTGAAGATTTCACGTATTGCGCGGGTGGCAGCTAGGTTCATACTGGGGGATGCTTCACCTCCGTTATCGGGTGTAACCGCTTCCCAAATACCGACTGCCTCTGTCATCAGCTGTAGCGCTACGGAACCTTTCAGCTCTTCGAGCGGGGTTACCAAGGCATACAGCTTGCTCTTACGAGGGTCCTCAATCTCAATCTCGTCGCCCTTGCCGGGGGTCTCTTCTGGTGTTCCTGTAATATCTTCAGGTGCCAGCTCGTCTAAGGAGCTGAGGGGTTCAGTCTGCGTGGGTTGAGTTGCGGTGTTTGACTCAAGGTCTTCACGCAGTGCCATGACGGCGCGGTTATACTTATCTGCCTCTGGCGCAAACTCAGCCGCAATAGGTACTGCCAAGCCGTCATGTCCGATAGTAATGCCTTTCGGGGCGCTCATTATGTGTTCCTTTCAAAGGTAAAAGAAAAGTGCCTGCGGCTCGTACAAGCCACAGGCACAGTATAGCACGTATGTACTATCCGCCCGCGCGCGCCGGGGCAGCCGCCGCAGCATCCAGCTTGGGAATAATGGTTGCCACGGCATCCTTCGCGCCCTGGTTAACCTGCTCTGCGGTAGGTGCAAGAATGGTTGCCTTGACGGGGATGGGTGCAAGTGCACCCTTCGAGGTCTCACCACGTCCGTCTGCTGCTACTTCTGCGTTAGCAATGTAATCGAAGACGGTCATCTCAGAGTCAGCACGGATGAACAGCAGCGAGGTCTTCACGGTACGGCGCTTGTTACCAGACCACTGAATAATCTCGTCGTTGCTTTCTTCCAAGGTGGAAGCGTCGTTACCGCCCTGAGTCAGCTGCAGAACCTTCTTGTTGAAGGAATGCAGCACGAAGCTAAAGGTGTTGGTGACCGTGCCGAGGATGTTACGCACAGCTGCAACCTCTGCGGTATCCAGCACGGTAGCGTCGCCACCATCAGATGCGAAGGACGGCAGGGTCTCAGCAGAGGTCAAGCCGATAGGTGCCCACCCGGTGGGGTAGGTTTCAGCGTTATCAGGCTTGAACTTCTTTACAGCACCACTTTTAGGCGGGGGTGCAAACGTGCCGGTAGCGGGCGCTAACACGGTCACAAAATCCGGCGCGAGAACTTCGCTCGGGTTATAAGCTACTGGCTTAGCCATTTAGAACTCCTAAATCACGAAGAACCTTGGAAGGGTCTTCTATATCAACGTCACCAAAAAGAACTTCTTTCGGTGCATACGCAGTCAAGGTAAGGGTGCTGTCTGACTGCTCGCCAGTCACGGCTTTGATAGCCGCTACCTGGAATTCTGCTATGGGTGCTTGTCCCATTTTATAATCTCGAAGCGTAACCCCCAAGATTTGCTTACCTGCGGTAACACACGCCTCTATATACGCATGTACCCGGAGGTTGATACTGTCCGCCGAAACGTTGGCTAACTTGCCAGTACGCGGTGAATACACACGGATTCGCGTGTTCATCATCAGCTTCCACAGAGTCTCCTCTGCGTTCACCGGCGTGTACGAAGCCCAGAGAACATGATGCTGAATCCACCATGCCGGGAGTTTCCCAGCAGGTATATGCTGCAGAACATGCCCCGGCGCGAACTCGGACAGCAGTGTTTGGTTGAGCACCGATAAGTCTAATATTGAATTTGTCATAATTAGTAACCCCTGTGGCGTGTGCCCTTCGAGCCGGAACGGTCGATAGCGGCGTTCGCGCGCCGGGAGTCCCAGTTCGATTTCTGTGCTGATGGCTGCGGGCGGGTAAGAGATGCCAGAGCAACAGCCTTAGCAGCTGCACCCACCAAGAAGAAGTGACCGCGCTGGAAGTGGGTTACATCCTGCGTCCGTCCGTCACGGAAGTGCAGCTCATTCGCTGCGATACCAAGCTCGATGATGTGCGCCGCAGGGTCATCGTTGTATACAACGCGGTCCCACACCGGAATGTTGGGGTATTGCTGAGACCCTTTGTAGAGGGAACGCGCCACCTTGAAATGGTCCACATAAGAGTTAGTAGCACTCTTACGATACGGCTCAGCGGCAGCTTTAGCATCGTTCTTGATTGCCTCTGCTGTAATATCCAGCGCACGCGAGCGGGTAGACACTAAAGAAGCCGCACGCTTGGAGTTTGTGCGGTACAGTTCTATTCCGTTAGTTGCCAAAGTCCACCCCCGCGAAGTCCTTCACGTTGCCGCGAGTGATAGACACTTTATCGTGTTGTGTGCGCACGCCCATGCGGAACACTACTTCTCGCGCGTCAATAGAATAAATCAATGGCGTGCTAGACGTTGGGCTAGGTTTGTTCCCGGCTTGCCGGGTGTACTTACCGGGTGTGTACACAACAATAGAGTTCACGGGGAACTCGTCTAAATACTCTTCGGGCAGCTGTCGTCGAATTTTGTCGAACGTGCCGGGGGGTGTTGTGAGTGCCCCAGTCGTCGAAAGTTTAGAACCGTAGTATTCTTCGCGCACCGAAGAGGTTCGAGAGAGGTTATCAGATGTAATCGGCTGAAAGTTGCAGCGCACCTGGATAGGCTTCTGCATGTACTCTAGCGCGGGCATCCCATCCGGCTGCATCACGGTATGCGCTGGATACAAATCAATAACGTGTCGGGGTTGAGAGATAAGGCTCAATTGCAGTACCACCTGCTCTGGGTGGTCGCGGTGAACATCCCGCTCACCCCGAGCTTTGCAGTACCAATGGGGTTAGGTCGGTCTTTACAACCAAGTTTCTCTAGGTCTTTGTCCGTGAACCAAATATCGGGGGACTGAGCGATACGGTCAATAGTAATCTCGTAGGCAGACTCTTTCTCTTGGGTGTACCCGCTGCGGTCATCCTTGATAACGCGCATTACAGCCGCCACAACGACGGCACGGATACGGACGGCCATAAGCCTATCTGGTTCCTTCTCGCCGGAGATGATAGCACGAAGGCGTGGACAAACCCCCGCGAGAATTGCTAACGCTTCCTCAATCTTAGACTGGATAAACTTCTCAGTCCTATCGGTCACGTCGCCGTCTAGCGCGGTGTACACGTCATCAACGGTTACTTCAAAACTCACGGGGGTAAATCCTTACTTCTTAGCTGTGTTACGTCGTGCGCGGGGCTTCCGTGCCGGGGATTTTTCCTCTTCACCCTCAGTCTTGTCTGAGGTTTCCTCTTCCGTTGAAGCGTTCCCCTCTGGCACGGATAGCCCTGTCACCTGCGGATTGCTGACCTGGGAGAGAACATGGTCGCTAAGCTCGCTCCCTTCTGGGAGAAAGTGTAATTCCCCGTCTTCATTAAAAATGTACGTAGGTTGCTTAGTTACCATTTGTTTCGCTCCTTAGTCGTTGTTAGAGAACCTGAGCCTTGAACGCAGCATCAGGTGCATAGAGTGCAGGCATTGCCACAGAGTCCACCACTACGTCACGCAGAGACGCAACGTTAGGACGCTGGATAATGTTTGCAACGATACCTTGACCGTCTACACCCTGCCATCCGAGGTTCACCGCAGTGTTGGTGCGGGAGAACACAGTCTCGCCGAGAATGGGGCTTCCAGCTGGGGGAAGCAAGAACAGGCTATCCTGTTCCAGCACATCAACATGGCCAGAGTGAGTCTGCACTTGACGGTCGTAAACAGTAATCGCGGGTAGACGCTGCCCGGCAAGAATACCATTGACTTCATCAACGGTAGCAAGACGGGTGTGGTCGCCTACCTTAGTTGCGAACTGCGGGTGGGTCTGGATAGCGAACAGAATCTTCGGCGAAGCGACAATCGCGCCGGGGTAGAATCCGTTGAGCTTGCGGTATGCATCACGCAGCTTGATAAGCTCTTCCAGAACGTTAGTGGTAGCAACGTTGAACTTGTTAGCAACCACAGGGGCTGCCTCCGCAGAACGTCCCCAGTCATCAGCGGTCACGCCGCCGGTCTCAGTCTCTACGAGGAACTGAGCCTTGTTGAGGGTCTGTCCGCGCTGGTACTCAAGGCGGTCAGCGATAGCCTGAACACCAAGCTGGACGTTGCTCTCTACCGCTTCACGGATGACATCGTTCGACTGAACACGAGCACGCAGCTGGTCTTTCTCGCTCAGAGTGTACTTCTGAGTCAGAGGGATGTTCTCGAAACGGATAGTACGAGTCGGAGGCAGAGTACCTCGAGCCGGTTCAGCATCCCATGCACGGTTGTAAGCCATGACAGGGCGGGTCTTCTTGAGGTCGCGGGTATTCAGGTCAATGCCTTCTACCTGACGGTCTGGGAAGAAGATACTCAAAGAGTTCTCGGCAATAGCCGCTTCCTGTAGCGCCTGGTATGCCTCACGTGCGAACCCGGTCAAGTACTCAGGGGTAAGCAGAATATCCAAATCGTAGCTAGACATTAGTTAGCCGCTCCTTCCATGTAAACAAAGTGTGCAGACGAAGCAGGCTTGGCGAGCGCGTCACCGGATGCCAGCTTAGGCAGACGCTTAAGGATAATAATACCCTTCACAACGACAGCCACCTGCTCTTCGCTGAAAGTGTTGGTGGAATCATACAGGATGAAACCATCAGGGTCAGCGGTAGCAGGTGTAATCTTGTTCTGCGCAATGGTTACAGGGTAACCAGAGGGAACACCGTTGTACTTCTTGATAACCTCAGCGAAGTCAGTTGCCTTGAGGGTAAGGGACTGCGCTTCAAAGTTTGCAGTCTCACCAGACAACCAAGCCGGGAGGTTACGGTTAATAACCGTGCTATGCAGGTTAGGCATAGTCGATAACCTTTCTATTTCTTATGCTTAGCTCGGAATGCCGCAGCACCCGAGGCGAAGCTGTTCTTGGAACTACCCTCCGAAGCGGGCGCGCCGGAGAGGGAAGGAATGCCCTTCGCTGTCTGAGGCTTCACCGATTCTGCAAGAGTGCTGAGCATGGACTCAAACTTGTCTTTATCGAAATCGCCTGCGTCATTGAGGAACGATGCAGCACCCAAGCCGTCGAAAAATCCTTGCAAATTCGACAGCCCACGTCCGCTCAATCCCGCACGGATTTCGGACTCTGCAATACGCAGAGCACTTTCACGTTTGAAGATAGCGAACTCTTCTTGTAGGTTTTTCAGCTGTTCACCATCGTTGGTCTGTTCAGACTCGGTGTTATGCTGCGATTCTTTAGCCCGCTTCTCCCATGTCCGTGAATGACTCTTCCACTGCTCAACCTGCTTAGTCAGCTCTTCCACCTTCGCCTGCAGGTCTTCGCTAGCCGGGGTAGAAAGTTCTTCGGCTGCGGGCTGCTGTGCTTCAGGTGCGGTTGAATTTTCAGACATTGATTCAGTTTCCTTTCGTTCCCCTTTTCGGGGGTTGAGCGAGAACCACCGGCGAATGCCTTCGCGTCGGGTCTCAGCATCTTCTGTGCCTTCGAGCCGGGTTATCAACTCGTCTTCTGTCGAGTCGTCAAGCAACACAACTTCGTCGGCTTGGATGTACTCCGCAAAACCTTTTCGGTCTTTCGGGTCTGGTAGGGTTCGACAAACCCAAACATCTGTTCGAGAACCTTTCAGGTGCAAACTCTCTTCCAGAGCGGCACGAAGCGCAGAATCCCCGTCCAGTAAGTCTAAATCAATAATAGCATCTGTTGGTTTGGCGTTCTCTCGAACGTATGTACTCTTCCCGCTGGCCGGGGATCCAGTCACTAACCTAATCATGCTGAATGCTTCCTTGCCTGCTTCTCCCAATATGCAATACGTTCTTCTAGCACCGTCAGTCGGCGCTTACGAGGCTTAGCCCTGCGCTGCCGTAGAGCTGCGAGTTCATCCTGCGCTCCGATAACTTCCTCTGCGGGTGTCCACACGTGCGAAGCGCGCTCTGCATCGTCACCTGAGAGAGCGTACTGCTCGTTCTTCGGTGTGAGACCAGATTTAGATTTCTCAATACGGCGCGCCAGCACAGGACCCTTCTCGCCCGAGACGTACTCAGCAATGCGAGTGTTCGAGAGCTTGCTTGCTGTGTTACCGCCCGCAACACGGTAGATATAATCCAAGTCCTCCCGGTTCAGATTCAAGCCGGGGTCGGACGTGTTAGTTACGGGCAACGTCTCGCACTTACAGTTATCATGCAGTGGGTACAGCTGATTCGTGCTGTACAGACGGTCAGCCGCAACAAGGCACAGACCGCACGTGCCGGTCTTCGACAGCTCCGGGTGGATAATGCGCCGGTACCCGATAACACCGTTCGGTGAGGCTGCTTCGTACACCTGCGCTGCGCGAGCGCGGTTCGCCATACGCACGTCCGCGTCTGCCAGCTGACGGACACGCGCTAGGGTCTTGAGCATAGCTTCTTGATGTGAATCGCCGCTGTTCCGCGCGGCACGGTACTCATTCACCGGGCGCTCCCACACATCCTCAGGCAAAACCGAACGACGGGGATACGAGCCGTCCCGTGCCGGGGGTATGTTACGTGGGAACGGTACCCCCTCAGCTTCTAATACCTCTGTCAAGAAAGCGTCTGCGTCCGTGCGAACGTCGTCCATCACGTCAAGAACTTTCTCCACTGTATCGTCGATAAGCTCTTGCGTAGCGTCCGAAGTCATAGGGGCAGAGCGCCACCGAGAGAAGAGCCACTGAACCAGAATCTCAACAAGAGAGCGGCTGCGCTTTGACTGCGCGTTAGACAGCGCCCCGTAGAATCCACTCGTCGCCATTAGACAGCACCACCGTTGTTCTGGTTAGCAATGTTGGCAGAAGGGGAGGTGTTGTTGAGTACTTGACGGTTCTTCGGGTCAGGCTCGGGGTTTTGGTCTTCCCGGCCGGGGGTAGGTTCCCCTTCCTGGTTCTGCTGCTGATACGAAGCGGTGGCGTTAGCTACAACAAGGTCGCGTAGTGCCTGGTTACCCTGAACGCGCTCAACCTCTGCCACCTCAAGAGCAGAGAAGCCTCCGAACTTACGAAGAGCTACCGTGAGCGGAACGCCTGCCGAGGTAGCCAGCTGAACAGCCGACATACGCTCAACATCCGACGGACGCTTGGGGTTTACCCAATCAATGTTTATCTTCGTAGCGTCCGCGCGCTCGGTGTCACCGCGTGCCGCCATTGCATCCGCAAAGAGACGACGCAACGTTGAGGTAATGCGCATCTCCAAAGACTCAATGTCGAAAATCAAAGGCTCATTCTGCATGGACGCACCCTCTGCAGATGCAGTAGCAGAATCGGGGGAGAGGATATAGAGGGGTGTTTTGGACTCGGCAGCGAGAATCTTGAGATTATCTAGCACTAAGTTACGTACCGGGTTGAGGTCAGTTTGCGAAGACTCCCAAATATCTACACCCTCGGGAAGCATCAACAGCGCGTCCGGGGCAGTCTCGAACATATCTGAACTGTACTGAATCTCGTTGCCCTCTTCGTCATATTTCGGAAGGTTGGAGAGAATCGTCTTGCGGTATGCCTGTGTCGCCACCAACACGCCGAGCTGCAGAATCGTGTGATTGATGCGCTTGAGTGTCGGTAAGTGGCGAGCAATGATACCTTTCTGGTCGGAGAGTTCATAGATGGTAACGGTCTCACCCTTGACGTGCACCGGCTCTTCCCACTCCCACTTGCCGAGCTGTGGCGAGAACTCCGACATGTCAGGGCACAACCACTCGCCGGTCTGCTGTAGCGGTAGGAACAGCTCAGCCTTGGCGATACGGTAATAACCTGGCCGGGCAAATAACATGACCTTATACTTCCGGTCAGGAGACACATACATAGCAAGCGCCGCAGTAGTGTTACCTGCTGCGTCGCGGTCGCAATAAGTGTGGGTTGGGGGAAGGTGCATCAACCCGTCTTCGGTGAGAGCAAGATACCCCTTGCCGGAGATTAGCGCATCCCGCAGTGCTTCCGTCAGCTTGAGTCGGAAGTCAGACTCTTGCATGAACGACTCTATCTCGTCATCGCCGTCTGCAGACGAGTCAGCGGCGGACTGCACACTGTGAATGCTGATACGAGGCAGACGCGAATCTACAAGCAAGGACGCTGCGTTGATGCGAGCAATCTTCTGTAGGTTCGCCCATGCCTTCTGCACGGTGGATGTAGCAGCAGCGTTGTCGGTCAAGGGCACCGGTGCGTCACCCTTGTACCACTTATCCATCGTTACGACATGGTTATGCCTGTCCGCAAGGCGGTTGTACAGGTAGTTCACATACTCCATGTCTGTTTCAAAATCTTGTATATCCACGTATTACCTCAATCGCATGGGGGCTGCCGAAGGGCGTGCCTGGGTTATCCTGTATCCCTTCGCGCTGACTCGCAGCTTAGACTGGTACGCCAGCATCAAAGCATACGCCGCGTCAATCTTGCGTGCCGAGGAGGGGCTTTCCTTATACATAATCTTACCTGCTCGCGTCTCGCGGTACTGAGCGTTTGTCAAATGCCGTACCAGAACGTTCAGGCCGGTGAGCATAACTTCTTTCTCATAGAGCGCGATACGCAGCGCCATTGTAGCTTCTGCCACCTTGTTCAGTTGGTTACCGCGCCAAAGCATAGTACCGAATCCTGCGCTGTTTGCACGTCGGGAACCGTTTCGCTTTTTCTGTATCAAGGACTCCCACTCTGCCGCGAGTGCTTCCCACCCGGCAGGGTCGAAGAGACCATCAACCACATTGAAATCCTGGATAAACCGACGCATAGTATCGTCAATCTCCGCACGGGGTGGTTCCCAGTCACGACCCTGCGCATTGTCCGGCTGCTCCCAGACACGTACAGCCCATGACAAACCGTCTGATACACGCATAGCCACGATAGCGGTAGCGTCTGTCACGCCGCGAGAACGTCCCCACGAGCCGTCGAAGCCCACCACAACGGGGTCGTGCCGGGTGACGGCATCTATTCCTTCGGCTTCCAGATTCTCAACGGTTGCCGCAGTGAGAACTTCATAAGGAACGAAAGCATCTGCAGAGGCGTGAGGTTTATTACCGAAGTACCGGGCGGCATCCGAGAGCGTCGTAGCGGGGTCGAACACGTCATCAAGCACGCCGTTGATATTCACCCACCCGCCAGGGTATGGCGAGCCATTCACACCGCATGGCGGCGTATGAATCTTGCATCCAGTGGGAGACTTGAGCGAATCTCCATAAGCGTACTCAAGCCCTGCAACGATACTGGATGGGTCGTTCAGGTCGGGGTCCCCCCAGTCTCGTGAGTCATAGAGAATATTATCGCGGTACGTCTCACCGGCACGGCCTTTCTGCCACGCTTCCCAGGTCGTTTCAGCGAAAGACCCTTCGCCGGGGACGAAGGCGTTCGGTGCTTCCAGCAGGGTACCGTCCACCTTCGATAGGTTACGTTTCGCCACAGCCCCGAGCCGGTCACCACCGTTTGAGGGTACCCACGTCTCTGTCTGGTCGGCAATGGTGAACAGTTGTGGTTTACCTTCCAGTGAGCGTGCCGAGGACGTTCGGGGCATAATCAAGCCGTTGTACGGCAAGAGAATACGGGTTTCGAGCACTTCCACGCCGGGGTAGGCGTAGAGCAGGTTGTCCCCGTTCATCATCTCTTTCATTGGCTCGAAAGCGTTGCGGGTCTGTTCTTCTGAGACGGCCAGCAACGTAATCTCAACCTTGCGTTCGACGTTCCACGGCTGCCCCACGGGCTGACCTTCTGCATCCCATCCCGCAAAGCGGCACGGACCGAGAGCTTCAAACGCTGCGATAGCGGCGAGGAACGGACTCTTACCCCATCCCTTCGAGCGTTGGATAACACCGCGCCGGTAGACGCGCTCACCTGTGATGGGGTCAAGACGGTACCACTTGAGCAGGAACTCTGCCTGTTCACGGGTAGGCTCAAAAGGCGCGTGGTAGGTCACCGTTGGGCGGGAGAGGTACGTTGTCATCCAGTCCAGCGCAAGGTACCCCAAGGTAGGGAAGTCGCCTTTACGGCGTGGCTTGAAGCCCGCCCGTGTCGGGGCGGCCGCAAACGTATCGAACATGTTTACTCTTCTATCTGCAGGTCGTCATAACGCTTAGAACGTTTCAGCTCACGTGCCGGGGCTTTGTTACCTTGTCGTTCGAGGCGCTGCTGAATTTCCGCGCCGGTCAGGAACTCTAGTTGTGCAGCCGCGACTGATTTCGGAGAAATGACAAACTCTTTCGCGTTAGATGTAAGAACCTCAGAGGCACGCAAAGTTGATACTTTCGACTCTTGCTTACGCACGAGTTCCTCAAACGGTACTAGTAAGGTCGCCCACGCCTGTAACCACTGAGCTTTCGTGTAATTCCGCATCGTGGGATGGTCCTTCAAGGACTCCCAATACTCAACAGAAAGCTGATGCCATTCGGTGTGGTCTGGGAGCTCTGGTTGCTCCGAGGGAGTAAACTCCAAAGCCGTTGTTTTAGCTATTTCGTATTGACCGCGCTGACTGCGCGAGGACTTATTGTTTCCTTTGCCCGGCACGTCCCCTCGTCTCCTTTAGTTCTTGCTTCCATTGAGCAAGTTCCTGTTCGTAATTCTTCTTTCGATAGCGTTGTATTGGAGTAAGCTCGGCTAACGCTTCGTAACCTAGAAGCACGCGCCGGATATGTCCCCGTCGTACTTGTGCAGCGCGGCGGCATGTGGGGCTGCAGTACCGGCGGTCATTTCCTTTCGCGCTATACTGTAGAACAGGTTTACGACAGCGGTAGCACGTGCGGTAACCATTTGGTAAGTCTTTTCGATATTGCATAGGTTTTCTCACGTATGTGCGAATTCCTTAAGCACCATATAATGCTTAAGTTATCTGACATCTCCCAGTATACCGTAGGTGTATTCGGTTAGATACGACGGCGTGTCTTGCCGGGGGTTCACCTCTTCGTCGGTGCAGGGGTAGAGGTGTTCTATATCATGTGTATGATGTGCGTCACGCATAATAATGTATATTTATGAGCGCGGTTGCGTTCGAAGTCTTGTTCGAAGTGTGTACTTTTCCAATGGTTCAGAGCCCGAGCGACAGAACCCGGCGGAGGGGGAAAGGGAACCCGGGGGTGAGCCCCCTCCCCCCACTAGTACATGTGTGCGAACGGGTGGCTTGTGTCACGCATACACATTCACGCACATGCATACACATTCACTCACGCGCGCAAACACATGAATAGAACAAACGTACTAATGTAACACACGCACACACGCACACACGCACACACGCACACACGCACACACGCACACACG